TACTGCTCGGAGAGACAGTAATATGGCTAGTGTTATCTGATGTGATCGCAAAGGTGACTGTGGCTGTCGGTGCTGTATTCAGCTTCACCGTGTACGTTCCAGTACCACTATTCTCAGCCACGTTCACTGAGCTTGCTGAGAATGTGTAACCTGTGGTTGGTGTAGATGATGTTGTTGTTGAACTTGTTGATGTCACCTCTTCACATTTTTCAAATGATAATGGATTTGTACATTCAAAACAACCAACAAGAAATGATAATAATGCTAAAAAACATAAGAGTTTCAGGACTTTCATCTTACTCTCCTCGAATAATTAATATAAGATAATAAATTTTTGTTTTACATATCAGGAATAATGATTGGTGTTAGCTGATCTGTTCCCATCGTTGCACCATCGTTATTACATTGCCCGTAATTGTTGTCTCCGATACAAGCAAGACTTCCGTTATCCAATAACATATATGAATTGTAGTTGTCTGCTCGGACTTCAATCACTCTGCCTTGATAATCATCCATCAGAATAGCTCCATTTGTCTTTGCCTCAGTACCCATGCTTGCAAAGAAAGTGGCATTTCCAGCTACATTTGATGTGGAGTAGACTGTGCCGCATGTATAGACATTGCCATCATTTGTAAGAATTACAGAGTGACCAAATCCGAAATCAATCTGCTTCACATTTGAAATAACAGTGAGTTCTCTTGGATTTGAAATGGCACTTGTATTGTTACTGCACTTTGCTCTGCTGTTAACATTAGAACCCCAAATGTAGACCTTGCCGTTAGCTAGAACAGCCGCAGATGTTCTTTGGCTTACAAAAATACCAACAGCAGTATCTGTCGGTAATCCTGCTTGAACAGGAGTTTCTCTTTGTGTTGTTGTTCCATCCCCTAACTCACCAAATGAATTATCACCCCAACACCAGATCTGACCATTCGTCAAGAGCGCACAAGCATGATACTGTCCTGCAGAAATCTTATTTGCTGTGGTGATTCCACTGACTTGAACGGAACCAGAAGTTTCATTGTTGGTTGTGCCATCACCCAGTTGTCCATTGTAATTAGCACCTCTTGTGCGGACTGTCCCATCACTCATCAAGTAAGCCACAAAATTATATCCATGCTCCACTTGCACTGGATTCGTCACACCAGTTACTGGACTTGAGCGTGTACTCATACCATCATTGTCTCCACGATGCTGGTAGCTCCCATCTGACTGAACAACACCAATCTTATTTGAAGAGAATGTGATAGTCTCCGCATTCGTGATACCAAAAATGTCAGTGGCACTTGGTCGGTCAATCCTGTCATTATTGAACTGATCTAAGTTGTTGCGGCCTTTGCATTTTAGACTGCCATCATTTTGAATTTTACAGATACCTCCGTTGTTTCCAGAATCAAAGGTGTTAGCAATAAAACTTGTCGGCTGAACATTGCCCAATACAGAACTGACAGGACTGCTACCATTTCGATTATTTGCCAAAATCACAAAGTGATAGTAATCACCACCAGTCAAGCCAGTCAGCAAGTAACTTGTCTGACCATTTGTCACATTGATCACATTATCACTGGCTGTAGGTGCTGTTGGTGATCCTTCAAACGAACCACCACTTGTTCTCCAATAGATGGTTGCGTTGTCTGTTCCACCGGGCAAATTCCAAGTCAACATGATTGCCTGAGCCCTTGCGTCTGCTGAGAGTGTCGGTGCTGTTGCTGGAACATAAGGACAACCTTCAGATTTCATACAATCATCAGCAACATCATCCGCACTAAAGGTTCTGTTGAAGACCTTGACTTCATCTATATATCCTTTCCAGTTGAGTGTTCCTACACTTCTGCTTCGATTCAAACCAACAACCAAACCGTAGAAATCTATATTCATATTCGTGTTGGTTTCTTGTAGGGTACCATCAGTATATAATGAAACAGTGCTTGGTGGACTATGAGTGAGTGTAACATGATACCACTGGTCCATATTTGGTGTGAAGGATGATCTAACCTTTTTACCATTACCGGGACTATTTGAGATTGCTCGAAACTTACCTGCCTGAATATCAATTTGAGTTTTTTCTTGATCTCCTGTTGGTGTGTGTTCATTGTAAAAGCCAGTATTGAATGCAGAAGAATAGTCTGCCATATCTCCGTCTTTCGCTACCCATAGTGAGATACTGAAGTTGTCATTTGCTAAATTTCCACCAACATTTGTACTTGTGAAGTTATTATTCACTCCATATCCAGAAGCAGAATCAATATAAGCAGCCTGACCCTGGGCACAACCTTGAGCAAATTGCATTGTTCCTTCTTCATTTGTCAGGTCATAGCGATTATCACCGTTAGTATCCTCAACATCTTCTAAGTTTCCTTCAAAAGCATAATGCACTAACAAGTCAGGATCATTATCTGCTACAGCACCTGAACTTGTACATCCAACAAGAGCAGTTGGTGTATCACTCAGTTCATTTGAAAGTCCTGAATCTCCTCCAGAAGTTGTCGCAATTAGTCTATAGTAGTACTGAGTACCTGCTGTTCTACCAGAATGAATATAACTGGTTGAAGTGTTATCACTAATGGTGATCAGATTATCACTTGTTGATACAGATGCTGAAGTATCCCAGTATAACTTGTAACTAGTTGCTCCCGTGTAAGCACTCCAAGCAATTGTGTTCTGTTGAACACCGGCAGTGACAGAATTGAGAACAGGGGCTGCCGGAGTAGTAGAAATCACGCCCGAAGCTACTGTTGAATTGTCTGGGGTAAAGTAAGTTCCATTCGCTCCAATCTTATAGTAGTAAGTGCCATCAGCTAGAGAAGAGTCTGTATAAGTAGTGTTTGTATATCCACTAATGCTAGTGACTAAGCTCCATGTGCTGTTGTCTGTGCTTCGATAGATGTCATAAGTGTTCGTGAAAGAAGTCGAGTTATCCCAACTGAGATTGATGTTTGATCCAGATGGAGTGACTGTCAGATTATCTGGACTTTTAAACGGAATCGCCACTTTTGAGATTGCAGCATCCGCATTGGCAAGATTGATTTGATACATGTTTTTGGTTGAGAACAACGTCATCCCAGCATACGAAGAATTGTCTAACCAGTGTGAAGTACCTGTATGCTCTGCTGAATATAGCCCATTGCCAGCAGCATAATCTGCATAACTAACAGCAGCATAGTCTGTTGGGCCATTCAATGTTCCTGTGCGATTACTACTGTGCTGAATGATCAGTCCTACCGTATCTTCTGCTTGAAACTCCATTCCGAAATCGTAATCTCCCACTGCGCTACCTGCTGAAATTGCGTTTGATTCAAGCCGCCAATCAGAGGTGCGGGATCTCTTAAAGTATGTTCCGTTAGTAGAGAAGTTGTGGTTAAAAAATGGTTTTTCGGGTTGGTACCAAGTCAAAAACATATAATCATAGCCAGCAGAATTACTCATCAGGGGAAAGACATCACTGTTGAGCCAAGCACCATCAAAGATTGCTCGTTCACCTACATTGACCATATCTTTGTGTTCAATGCGAATAGGGTCACTACCATTAGAACGTCCAAAGCCATAGAGTGTGCTGTTATCACCAGCCGCAAAGAAGCCACCATGAATTCTTAGGTCACCCCATTGACGATAGGCTTCAGAAGCCATTGTTGGTGTGACCTCTGTTACTGGTGATAGAATGCGTCCTTTTGAATAATCCTCAAAAACCACAGCAATTCTTAGAGGTGTATTCTCCAAGAAGCCATCATTATGAGTGACGCCATCGATTGTGATGAAGGGGCGAGTTGTAATAACCGTTTGATTCGTTGTAGCCCATTGTTGACTGATATAAGTGCTACTGTCTGTTGGATCAATGGGTTGACTCAAATTATCTGAGATAAAAACTTTGTAATAATCTCCATTGGCAGAATAAACAAAGTCAGGGTGAGCATTCCATGTTATGGCATATGAAGGAGGGAAAATAGAATATCTATCTGGGTTACTAGCCGTGTAGATTGTCGCATCACCATAGAATCCGTGATAGGCAGTCACATTATCGATGGCTGCTGGCATTATCAGAGTCGGGGTGGCATTGACTTCAGTAGCAGGAGGACTACTGCCAGCAGTGTTATTTGTGGCAACTATTGTGAAGTCATAAGGCGTTCCGGCTGTCAAGCCTGTAGCAGTTGTAGAGGTTCCCGTGACAGTAGTGGAGCCATCATAAGTAGCAGGATTGGATGGATCGATTGGTGTGCTTGGATCATCAGTCCAGTAAACGGTGTAGTTGTCAGCACCAGTGGAAGCATTCCAAGTCAGATTGATGGATGTGCCACTGCCAGGGTTTGTTGCAGTCAGCCCAGTAGGAGTTGCTGGTTTTAGATTTGCCGAGACTGTTGGTGAAAGACCAGAAGAATCAGAACCTAAATTGGCAACAATTCGATAAGTGTATGTCAAGCCAGAGGTCAGGCCACTATGAACATAAGATGTGACTGTACCAGAAATACCTGAAACATTATCACTTGCGAGTGTTGGTGTTGAACCATCATTTGTATAATAAATTACATAGCCATCCATTCCAGTTGGACCACTCCAGTTGAGCGTGACTTGTTGATCTCCCGCTACAGCACTTGTGATAGAAGTAGGACCTCTTCCACTATCTACTGTTGTGATATTGAAATAGCCTGTTGAATTATCGTAAACTGAATCATTCGAAGAAATTGTTGTTGTGATTGCAGTTAATTGATCATTATCAACTACAAAATCTTCAACACCTGTTACAATCACTGTTTGAGGTGAATTCCAATTGACAGGTGTGAATGTCAATGTTGTGGGTGAAATACCTGCTTCATCTGCGCCACCTGAAGTCAACGTGATTGTTACAGTATCTGTTGGTGGATAATTCAGAACAAATGTCATATTATCTGTAGTACCTTCTGTAACTGAAGGTGTTGTTGGATTGATTGTGTATGGTCCATCAATGCCAGAATCAGTTGTGGTCATTGTAAACGAAGTATTCAAGCCATGAATTGAATCTGTTGGATCTGTTGAACTTGCCACAATGTTGATGTTTGTTTCAACAGGACCATCAATCTCTAAATCTTCAATACCATTCACAGTATAATTCTGAGGTGAATTCCAGTTGACGGGCGTGAATGTCAAGACTGTTGGATCTGGTACAAGTTGTGCTTCACCTACATCATCAGAAGTCAGTGTGATTGTAACTGTTCCGGCTGGAGCCGCATCAAGAACAATTGTACCTGTATAAGAACTACCTTCAGCAACAGAAGGATTCGCATCATCTAAAGTAACACTACTTTGACCACTATCTGTTGTATTGACTATAAAAGTATTTGTTTCACCATCTTGGATGTCCGTAGGGTCGGTACTGGTATAAGTCACTGTAATATTCGTGTCTTGAAGTCCATCGACTATGTAATCCTCCACTCCAGTCAGGGAAAGATTCTGCGGAACATTGTACGACCCTGGTGTAAAAACCAATGGCGAACCTATGAGAACTTCGTTTGTATCTGTCGAAGTAAGAGTGACGGTGACCACACCATTCGGCATATCATTCAGAACAAACGTATAAGATGAATTATCACTTTGACCTTCAGGTATTGTTGGTGTTCCTCCGCCAATTGTGAAGAGTGTTCTGCCTGAATCTAAAACATAACCTACTAAATTTCCAATTCTTCCATGAACGAGGTCTGATGTATTTGTTGATGAGATACTAAAGGCAATGCCAGTAGTTGTATTTGAATCGGTGGGAATGTTGATGAAGTCTTCTACCGCAGTCATGACAATTACTTGAGGTGTGCTGTAATTGGCAGGAGTGAATGTCAATGAAGGACTATTGACTGTAATTTCAGAGGTATCACCAGAAGTAAAACTGATTGTCACTGTTCCTGAAGGAGCAGAATCAAGAACTATTGTTGTTCCTGTATGTGTGTTTCCTTCTGTTTCGGTGAATGTAGGATTGACAACTGTGACGCCTGATGGTACACTCGGGATTCCTGGTGTGATTACAGGAGGTACATAAGTACCGCCACCACCGCCACCACCGCCAGAATTACAAGTTCCCGTTGCTTCACAAGAATCCGCTCTTGGAAAATCTACGTCATAGATAATAGTACCTTCTTCAGGAAGTTGGTCACAACTAATAAATGAAAAGGAGATCATAATGAGTGAAAGTAGAACAATCAAGCTTCTCATGCGTTACCTCTATTGAATGAATTTGTGAAAGTAGGTCATACCCATATTTAGTTAGTGGGTAAAATATTCCCTGTTCGTTTCAATATTGTAACATAAATTCAATAAGATGTCAATAACTAATCGATAGGATTTGTACTTTCAATCGGTTGCAAATTATCATCAAAAATCACCATTCGATTGGCGCCATTATTATCAGTGATAGAAAATTGCTTGTGTTGTGACTGACCGATACCCATCAGTGTGAGGTCATCCCTAATTAGAAGAAGTGAATATCGATCTCCATCAATCTGAATCAAACGATTATTATATTCGTCAGCTTTGATGGCGTTTCCGACACCGTTATAACTGGAGATATAGTTGATGTCCCCATTATTATCATTCCAGAAACGAAAGGCAGCATTGTTAGTTTGGTCATAATTCTTGTTGGCACGACCGCAGGTGTACAGAGTTCCACGTCCATCATTATCATCGTCTTCTAACAGATGAACGGTTTCATATCCAACGGCAATATCAATTATGTTTGATAGACCAGACACACGTTCAGGTGAGAGAACTTGAGAATTATCGGTTGAACACTTGATTTTACCCGAACGATTTTCGCCCCAACCGTAAACAGTCCCATCAGACATCAAGGCAAATGTATCATTATAAGTACCATCAATCATTGTAGCAGTATTCGTAGGCAAAGAAACTTGAACAGGCGTTGAAGAATCTCTATCTAATCCATCTCCAAGCTCACCTTTATCTCCATCACCCCAACACCATACTTGTCCATTCGACAACAACGCACAGGCATGTTGTATACCAACGGCAATTTGAGTTGCTGTATTGATCCCGGAAACAAACACACCTGTTGAACCAGTTTCATCTGTAGTTGTACCATTTCCAAGTTGACCTACATGATTTCTGCCTTTCGCAAGAATCGTGCCGTCACTTAGCAAATAATAAACTGCTTTTAAACTATGTCTCATATCAACAATGGTTGTGCCACCTGGTATGTTTGTAGGTGTGGTCTCAGTATTATAACTATCCCAGAACAAGGAAGAATTATTTGTGTGAAAATGATAAACACTACCATTATCTAAAAGAGCAGAAATCTTATTTGAACCAGCACCGACCACTGAAGCATTTGAAATACTATCTGCATGAACTGAATTTTGCTCACCAAAATTGCTATTCCTTGGAGAGAAATAAATTTCAGCATTTCCGCCCTCAGAAGGTGACCAGTTGTTTCCTCGCACCCAAAGTTCATTATCTCGATTGATGTATACTAAAGTGTTACCATTGATCGAAGTTGATCGAAAACGAGCATTGAGTGGTTGTACATTTGCTGTTGCTGCTACTGAGCTTGGACTACTGCTACCATTTCGATTGTTTGCAAGAATGACAAAATGATGATAATTTGTAACGTCTAAGTTCGCCAGAAAGTAAGATGTTTGATTATCAACAGCATTGATCACATTATTACTTGCTGTTGGTGCGGTTGGTGAACCTTCAAAGCCAGTACTTTCTCGCCAATAGATTGTAACATTATCTGCTCCAGTTGGCAAATTCCAAGACAGGTAGATTGAACTTGCTCTTGCCGTTGCGGTGAGTGTTGGTGTTTCTGGTATGTATGAACAGCCATCATATTCCATACAAATGGTTCGAACTTGGTCAACAGACTTTGTTTCTGAATAAACACGGACATCATCAATGTATCCTTTCCAGAAACGATTTGTCCAACCTTCATCTCGGTTTATACCAATTGCTAAACCAAAGAAATCAGCATCAAAATTTCCAGTATTTGTCGAATCAACTACAACACCATCTTTATATAAAACAGCATCTTGTCCTGAATTTGATGTTGCGACAATATGATGCCAAGTGTTTTGAGTTAGTGCGGAAGGATCTCCCGTGTTTGAACTAGGAGATCTAAATCTTATTTGATCTGAATTACCAATATCAAATTGAGATTTTGTAGCATAACTTCCAAAAGGTGAATGAAGGTCTTTGAATCCGGTGTTGAGAGCAGAACTATTTGTTTCCATATCCGCATCAGCAACTGCCATGAAAGAAATTGTGAAGTTGCCAGAATTCAGATTCCCACCAACTGCTGAACTTGTAAACGCACTGGTTGCGTAAATACCTGATGTGCTATCAATATAGAGTGCCTTACCACCAGCACAACCAGCAACATAATTGAAAGTTGTATTTGATGGATGAACATTTGTCAGGTCATACACATTGTTCGCATTTTTATCAAGCAAATCTTCACCATTGTTTTCAAAGGGATAATGAACTTCAAGTGTTGGATCTGAAGGTGAAGCAGAAGGTCCTGTTGATGTACAACCAGGCCAAGGTGTTGTTGGTACACCATTTAGAGAATTTGACATTGAAGATTCTGCGGCAGAAACAAAAGCAGTTACACGATAATAATAGGTTAGGCCACTATCAAGTCCGCTATGATAGTATTCTGTGATGCCTGTACCAATCGTAATATAACTATCTGAACCTGTGTGTTGATCATCTGTTGTACGATAATACAAACGATAGCCACCATCTTCACCAGCAAATGCTTGCCAAGAAATATAGTTTTGTTGAATGCCTGCGGTGACATTATCAAGCACAGGACCTGGCGCATCATTATCTTCTGCTGTGATATTTTTACTTTTCTGTGACAAACTTGCGTAGCCAGTTGTGTCGGCAGTACCGCCATTGGGATCAATATAAACTTTCGAAGTTACGTTACCATCATCATATAGATCATCAACAGCAGCAACACGAACAACTTGTGTGTTCATATGATTTGATGGTGTAAACGTCAATGTTGGTCCATCCAACAAACTGAGTTGTGTTGAATCTTCTAAACTGAAATCAACTAAAACATTTCCATCTGGTCTTGAATCAAGATATAAATTCAAAGTGATATAATAAGTGATACCAGAACCGCCTTCTGTAGCAACACTATCACCTCCTAAAATGCTATATTTGAATTCTGTATTATCATCATCAACAATTGAAATGTTTGCCGTTTGTGTTCCATTCTCTGAGGCACCATCACCACCACTAACACCTGACATGTTTATATAAATGGTTTCATTATCTTCATCAAGATAATCACCATATACATTTAGAGTAGTTGTGCCTGTAAGAGAACCGGCAGTAATTGTAATTGTGGATGAAACAAAAGCATAATCTTTATCAATGTTTGCCGTTCCCGTTGATATAGCAGCATCAGCCGGAGCAGTCGAAGCTGACAAAGTGACAGTGGTATTTGTTGTAGCAGTTTGGCTTTGAGTTGCTGTAAGTGTGATTGTCTGTGAACCAGTATCTCCTTCTGTGACTGAAGTGATATCTGCTGATAAGTCAACAAGAATGCTGGTCGTTGTATCATTGGCACGATTTGATTGACCACTCACTCCATAAGCATTGTTTGAAATCAGATAATAATAGTAAGTAGTTCCTGGCGTTATTCCTGTATGTGAATAAGATGTACTAGTGACTACTGGTGAAATCGCACTGAAGGATGAATTGTCTGTGCTAAAGTAAACTGTATAGTTATCTGTATTGGCACTTGCCGACCAACTGAGATCAATTTGTGTTGTTGAAACAGCAGTTGCTGATAAGTTCGAAACAGGAACACTTGGTGGTTCATTACCTGAATCCACCACTGTTGCTATTGTTTGTGCGGCAGCACCATTGTAAAAACTATCAACAGAACTACCAGCCAACGTGATTGTTACAGTTTGATTACCATCAGTTGCATTATCTTCAACTGCTGTTAGATTGATCGTTTGTGCTGTGCTATAATTACCAGAACTGAAGACAAGTGTGGTAGGTGAAACTAAAATCTCACTACTATCATTATCGGTAATTGTGACCGTCACATTTGCTGTGGGTTCTGTATCAAGTTCAACATCAAAACTATCACCTGCTCCTGATTCAGTGACCGTGTTGTTTGTTGAAATGGTGAAACTGAAGCCCGCAATGTCATCATTTGTGATCGTAATTGTTTCTTGTTGTGTACCACTTTCAGTGGCGTTATCACCACCAGTAACATTATCGATATCAACAACAATTGTTTCATTGTTTTCTTGAATACGGTCACCAACAATTGTAACAGAAGTTGTACCTGTTGTCGAGCCTGCGGTAATGAGAATTGTTGAATTATCTAAGGTGTAGTCAGTGCCATTATCAGAAGCAGTACCTGAGGTGGAGAGATTGACTGTTGTGTTTGTAGTTGATGTGGCACTTTGTGTTGCGGTAATTGTTTGACTTTTTGTGCCTGAATTTCCTTCAGCAACGGATGCAGTTGCGGTAAGTGTAACAGTTGGAGCGCCTGAGGTAGTGATACTTGCCGTGTTTGATTGTGTACTTGGACCGGTTGAATTGTTTGCTATAACATAATAGTAGTAAGTTGTCGATGCGGTTCTACCAGTATGTGAGTAGGTAGTTCCTGTGACATCAGGAACTATTGCACTAAAGGATGAATTATCTGTACTGAAATGAATTGTATAATTATCAGAACCTGTGATTGCAGTCCAACTGAGATCAACTTGATTTGAATAAGGTGAGGTTGCAGATAAATCTGTTACAGGATCTGGCGCAGAACTACCGGAACCACCACCGGAATCACTATTATCATCTTTTGGTAGTTCAATGTCATCATAGATAATTCGACCCTCACATACTGGGCCGATACAGATTTCACAACTGGTGAATGTAAATGATATAATTGATAAGAATAAAATATAAAAATACTTCATAAAATAGCTGCTCTTAAAATTTCAAAATTAAACACCTCCAGCAGAGCAAAAATCGGCAATTAAACGAATCACAACATCTTGTGAACGATGACTGTCGATGATTACATCACCCAATAACATACCACGAAATTTTTTACCTCTTGCCGAAATACTTTCAGCTTCCATCATTTTTTTTGCAAAGTCAATCCATATAACTTGTCGAAAATCACCAATACCTAAAGTCTCTTTTGTACATTGTCGTAAATAAGACATATGTACAAGTGGTTCAATTCGTATTACAATTTTATTATGATGAAATCCAGATATCGCTGCCCTCTTTTTACTTTCATCTAAAATATAAAAAGAACAAACAGGATAAAGCAAACATGTTTCAAACCGAAGTTTTGGTAATTCAATTCTTGTATGAGAAGAACTATTTGCAATTGTTGGAGCAAAACTAAGGATACTTAGAATTCCGATCAGTATTATACTCTTTTTGAATTTGAACTTTTCGATCATAAGCGGTTTGTTCATCCTTTGCATCTGTAATAAAAAGAACTGCTACTATAAAAGCTATAATTGCTAACATAAAAATATTTAATGATATTAGTCGCATTTGACATAAGCCGTATCAATGCACGACTTACCTGAATATTTCCAACCAATGAAAAATACAGTTGAATTATATTGAGTGAGAAATCCGGCATCATTTCCAAAATCCATACGAACTTTATTTTGCATATTCATACGATGCCAGCCTATTGTTAATCCATCTTCAATTTCTAGGATCGTGAGAAGACCGATACCATATAATAGGTCAAGACCAAATGTTTGAGGATATTCATCTACTCTACCATCAGAAAAAGATTTTTCTCCGCTGAAAACATCAAGACCAAGTCCACCGAAGAGGTCACCAGAAACTATAAATTTTGTTTCGTCGAAAAGTTTATATCCTCTACCGTAACCAATATGATATGTGAATGGATGAAGAATTGTGAGATTATTTTTATGAGTTGAACCATCCGCACCATCGTAGGTATCAATAAAATCAGTTTTCAATAATGAGACACCTCTTGTTCTTTCAAAAGAACTTTTTTGTGTATCTACCTGATATTCATACATACCTTCGTATGTGATACCTTTTGTTCCTTCATCAATTTGATATTTGTCTTCTTGATAAACACCGGACGCTTCTCCCCAACCAAACCAGGCTCTCTGGTCTAAACTTACATCATCTGGTCTTAGAAATCCCGATAAACATCCATTGAGAAACAGAACTAAAACACTAAGAACACCAATCGATTTTACTTTCATAAAGCCTTGCATGTCCATTAAATAACATTATTTCAGATACATTTTTATTATCAGCATATATGTCGGCAACTATGCGAAAATATTTCCCCCTCGATATATTTCGAAGCTCAATTGTTTCTGCTTTATTTAGCAAAAATCGAATAAAATCTCTTGCTTTATAAGCTAACTCTTTCTCTTTATTACATTTTCCACGAATCTCTGGTGTATCAATACCTCGTAAGCGGACGGGCAATTTTTGCCCAAAGACATCGGGAAGATTTGCTATATTAAATTTACATGTATCACCATCATAACAGGAAACATATTCAATATAATCAAAAGCATCTGTTGATGCATATGTTTGCGGTACAGCATGGCATTGTGCCGCAAACATAAGCAACAATCCAATAACGTATTTGTTCATATTTACCTTAATTATAAGCTATAGAATTCACGGGCAAGAGCAAGTTCTGGAGGAATGATCATTGCATATGCTTCTGAACCAACAGAAACTAAACGGATGCCAGCACCATTGACTGCGGCTAATTTTGCCTTACTATCAGGACTAAAATATTTGCAAAATTCTCTCGCACTATTGTTTGCATCATTAGCTGAAGCAAATAGATAACCCTCTTGATCATCTGGATTTTTATGAAAGATAACTTTCCATGAATTTTCTTCTGTCAGCTTTTGACCTTTTTTCATATTATTTTTTATTTTTCGTGAGTGATAGTTTTGGTTTATCGTCTGCGCCACTTGATAATAACTTATATAGTTTCTTTTGATAATCATTTTTATTCAACTCTGGATCAGTTGCGACTTCAAGTGCATATAATAATTCACCCAAAACTCTACGAAAAGTTTCAAACTTCTTTTCATAATCCTGACCACCAAAATAACGAACTTCAATTCGTTCTGATTTCGATCTTCTCTTTGAAGCATTATCAAATGAATAGTTCTGTAGATTCACGTTTGAATATTTGTCATTGATAAAACGAGTTAAGCTTTGTAGATATTTGACACCATGAAACATTTTATTTTTTATAAGTGTATTAACATATGCCTGGTCATCACCACCACTTAACATACCAACTTTTCTTTTATAATGTTTTCTCAAGTCAGACAGAACACTACCAATATAATCGGCATCTTTACGATCACCAAAAAGCTTTTCAGAATTAAATTGTCCTTCATTTGAATAGATGATAAACTTTACAGGATCAAACTCTTTCATTCTTTCAGGTGTTGTTGAGATATTGATATGTAGTCCGCATTGAGCATTTCGTTTATCACCACCTTTACCATCTTGATCTTCTGTATGGTGAGATTGTGTGTTACCGACTTTACGAATATACTTGAACATTTCATCAGTTGCTTTCAAGGTTTGTTCTGGCGTCATAACTGGTGAAACAAATTCAATACCACCTAAAGTTGAAAGAACAGATAAGTCTGGTAGAATTGTCCACTTAGTCGGATCAGAATTCTTACCTTTCACAATTACTTTGTAATCTCGTATGAAAGAAGGAATTGCATTGTCTTTTTTATAGTATTTTAAAATCTCTTTGTCAATATCAGCACCTTCTGTTTGAACTGCCTTGATGATCACATTCATATATTGCTGCAGGACTTTGTTCTCACCTGCATATTTTTCAAAGATGTCTCTTCGAAAATCACCATGAGCCATATATTTTTCTGATTTTTCTAATGCAGAATTAATATATCGGTATGTTAATTCAACCAATTCTTTTTCATTAATACCATTTCTTTTAAAAAAGCCAAACAAAACTGAGCGGTTAGCTTTTGAGAAATCATCCATAATTTGTTCAGGTGTTATAATCTTTCGATTCGGAGATGCCTTTGAAGTTTTATTCTTCATGACAATCTTAACATTTTGTTTTTTGGTTTCATTAATTAGTTCAACATAATCAGCCATGACTAATACTTCTTTTGTTGATGGACGATTATTTTCTCGTACAAAATCTTCATTATAAAATTCAAATTCAAGACCAATCTTAAAATCTTTGTTTGCGAACACTCGATTGATTTGTTCTTTTTTAATACCTTCAAGTAGAAATTCGTGAAAAGCTTTCATATTTTTAATTTAAGTGTGTTGATTGTAAATCTCTATCTTTTTCTTTTTTATATTGCTCTAATGCATCTTCACCAAACAATAAAGTTTGTAGTTCACCATTCATTGTTTTCATTGCAACAAAACCATCAATGTGAGTTAAGCGCAATGGCATAAGTTCTTTAGTAAAAACTGAAGCAGTTAATGGATCACAGTCAAACATATTGACATATAATCCTAAAGATTCATCTGTATATAATTCCAATAATAATGGCAAATGTTTAAACAAGGCTATTCGTGCAACTAGATTGTTAGGTGTTTCTTCATTATCATACAGTTTATCAACACCAACAACCTGCATTTTTCTTGATTGAATATATGCTACAGTTTTCTGAATGTAAAGTTCGTATTCTTTTTTGGTTTGCATTTAAGCGAAGTTTAAATATTAAAAATAGGGATGCCGAAACATCCCTGAATAATAATATTTATGTTAATTTACAGGAGAGTGTTCAACAACAAATTCTTTACCCTTCAGTTGAACAGTATTAATTGATGTGCGATGTACGGTGTGACCATTGAATATTTTGCGTTGACTTTTTTCTCTTTCATATGCGTTCTTAGCAATAATATATTCTCGTATAAAATCACTACGAACAATATCTGTTTCTTGAAAATGAATAGTTTTAAAACCATTCATTTTCTTTGAAATTTCAAAAAAGTCTTTGAGTCCGCTTTCATCTTGGTCTAGATCCATTTGGAAGAAATCACCAGCCATAACTAAGGCTGAATTTTTTCCTAACCGAGTTACAACACTATGAAGTTCATTGAAACCAAGATTTTGAATTTCATCAACAAATAGTACTGTATGGTCAATGGTCGTTCCTCTCAAAAAAGATGTTGAACAAAATTCAACAATACCTTTCTTTTCAAGAATTTCCCAAGCATCATCTCGACGGAAAAGTTCATTTACAATTGACACATAAGGCCGCTTGTAAACTGCAATCTTTTCTTCTTCTGTTCCTGGCAAGAAACCAATATCTCTTGAGGGTACACAAGAACGGCAGATTAGAACTTTATGTAAAGATAATTGCGGGTCAAACACTGCCTCTAATCCAAGAAATATCGATAAAAAGGATTTGCCTGTGCCGGCTGTTCCCATTGATATAATATTGTAACCATCATAAAATGCTTCGAATAATGAGTTCTGTGCATTATTCAATGGTTCAATTGTTTTCAGATTCAAACTATTCTTGAATTCAGAAGATTGTGCTTTCTTTCTTGACATAAGTAACTCCGTAACTTTATGTATAAGAATTACTCAGGTTCTTTTACTCACTCAGTAATGATCAAAAAGACCTGAGTGAGATTAATAAGTATTGTTAACCAAATCCTCCTGTTGAGTTATATAGTGTTAATTTGAGCGCCTGGTACATTTTTCTTAATTTCTTTTAATCGGTCTCGAAAGCTATCCGTAGGCTTTCTTCCGGCTAAGGAAAAACTATCGTATCCGATTAAAGGTGATGCAGGCTTTAGTTGTAGATTGCAATCATTGCGATCACACTCTTCGTTGTTAGTATTATTTCTTTCTGCAACTTTTCGGAAAAGCTCGAAAGATTGGTCACATTTTTCACAGTAGTAATCATAAGCTGGCATTCTTTTCTCCACTAAGAATTGATAAATACTTTAACATAATTTATATCAATATTTAGTTTTTAATTTTTTCAAAATAATCAAATGAAATCTTTTCGTAGTTTTATTACCGAGGCTAGACGTAATCCCGAACAGAATGTGAAGCAGTTTCCTGTGCAAGCATTAGAGAAATATAAAGATAATGATGATATCTTTATTACTTTTATTACAAATGCAAAGGACTTTACTGAAACAGGTAAAGATGATTACAATGCTGCTCAAGTAGGTCTGAATACAAAGTCAAGATATAATACACCAAATGGTATCTATACCTATCCGATGGTTGAAGTGTTTCACCACTATGTTCCAGGAAAAGGTTGGAAAAGATTCAATGTGCCATTTGCTGGTCATATGCCAAAGATTGCTGTACTTCAGCGTAAAGGTAAAAATTATATTGACGATGTTGGTTCTGGTGAATATTCAAATGCTAAACTTGCTGGTGATACTGAAAAGATTGCAAAATATACCACTCAAAAACTGATGAAGATTTTGAATGTCAAGAATGAGCATTTAATTTTCTTGATCGTTTGTGCCACAATTCGTTATGCATTTACTCGAGCATCAAATGATCTACCAGGAATGCAATTCTGGAATGCATCAAGATTGTGTTCAGCATTAGTTGCTTTGGCTCATGAAAAGAAATCACTTACTAGTAATGTAACTGCTGGTGAAAAAGGAGCATATCAAAGAAACTTCCGAATTGGTGAAGATATGCCAAGAATGTCAGCATGGTGGATTTATGGTTCAAAAGAAGATGTTGAACAAAACTATGATCCTGATAAACCACAAAGAGTTCCGGCTGAATTGTTAAGCAAGGTGTTCACTAAAGTTCAAAAGATGAAAGGCGATAAAGCAGAGATGACTGCCGCACATATCTATGAACCATCTGGTGATAAGAAAGAAAAGGGCAAAACAAATCCATTTGCAAATGCTTGGGCAGTTTTATTGGCAAATATTGGTTATGATTCAATTGCTGATCGAAGTGGTAAGAGAGTGATTCATCCTGCAGAACCAATTCAAGCAGTTTTCTTGGCAAGAAGAGGATACAAAGTTCTTGAGATTATTGAGAACAAAACATATGAAGATAAAAAACCACCTATTGTAAAATACCAAGAAGAAAAAACGGATGAAGGTAAAGCTAAATTTCTTCAGAAGGTTGAGAACGGTGATATCGTTCAAGGACAAGAGAGTGTTAGTCTGTGGCGTTTCTTCGAGAAGCTAAGAAATCAAAGTATTATAGTGAGCGGAGACGTTCTGAAAATATTAGCAAAATTAGAACCACATACAGTCAGAGACTTTTACCGCACAGGGCATATGAAAGAAGTAATCAATAATTGTATGAAAATTGCGCTCAAAGAAAAACCTGATACTTTAACTGTTTATCTATCAAAAGGGCCTGAATGCAAAATTACACCAGAAACAATCATCTTTGGTCTTGAAGAATTAGTTCGTCAGAAAGGAAATCGTGATCCTAAGAGTGTAGGTTCACCATTGCTTGATATTCGACAGTCACTAAGAATGTATGAAAACAAATGGAACAAACAAGATGAAAATGTGATTCAAGCATTCCGTGCCGCAAAACAACGAGCAGAAAAAGAGGGACAAGAATATGTTAATTCACAAAAAGACACATGAAAACATTTAAAGAATTCCGAGTATATATAGAAGAAGCCTGGTAAGATACCATTTCAATAATTGTAGAAAGAAATAAAAAATGATAACAAACTTTAAAACGTTTCTATTAGAGTCGCCTGAATATAATCGTGGTGATGTTGCTGAAGCAATCTTTGCATCAGCACTTGCAGCAAGATTCTTGGTGAAACCAGAACAAAAAGTTTCAAAAAGTGATGTTGAAAAAGCGTTAGACCGTATCATGATTCAACATAAAAAAACTGAAACAAGAAAAGATCGAGATAATGTTACAGTTGATACTATTGAATTAGATATTAGCATACCTCAAAAGGCAACTACTTATCTATCTTCAAAGAAAAACTGGCCTCAATTTTCTGATATCTTTGACGCCTGCATTGAGTATGTGAATACAACTCGCCGATTAAACTTGCAGGCAAAAGTTTATTATATGAACAATAAAAAAAATAAGATTGAAGTCAAAGGTGAAGGTACAAAAGATCAAAAAGGTACAAAAGTTGATATTGCACTTGTCTTTGATGGTAAACGATCAAAGAATCAAATTTCATTGAAGACTAAAGGTGGTGAACAGTTCGGTCAGGTTAGTGGTGTGTCATTTGATAAACAACATACATTATGGCGAGAAGGATTTGATATTGATATTGCTTCATTAAAATCAGAGTTTATTCGAAATATTGGTGACTTTAATGAGAAGATTGAATATGAAACAAGAGCAGATCCACAACTTGAAAAACAAAAGAGTATGCTTCGTAATGCAATTAAACCAATGTTTACAAAAATTGTAAGCAAAATAAATCAGTTATCAACTTCTGGTGAAATTGACCTTGTCGAACATTTGATTAAATTTATTCGTAAACACATGACAAAAGATGAACATCAGTATATTGAATTTGTAAAGATTGATAAAAAGAAAGCACAATCTTTAAGGTTTGAAAAGAAATTTGAAAAAAATATTCGTAAGTTTAATTTCACAGCACACGCAAAAGTCGAGGGTGATCCAACAATTATTATTCGTGAAACAACTAATAATAAACCTTTGATTCAAATGCGTTATAAAATCGAAGCTGCAAGCAGTACAAAGGCGGGTAAAAAGATCTATAAAGTTTATCCGAGAACTTTATTTGAACTTCCTACAGATAGTATTCTTTTTGACCTAGGATGATATGAAAACATTTCGAATTTTTCGGCATCAATTGCGAGAAGAAATAAAAGATATTCAAAGGTATATTGATACAGTTGACAATGATAAAACAAATTATTATTTTTATATCAAAGATAAAGAGAATGATTCTGATATCATCAAAATAACAATTATGTTAACTGCCGAAAATATGAAAGAATTTCAAGAGGAAGACTTAAAACGGCAAATCAATAAAGATTTAAAATCTGCCGTAACAAAGTTTGATGAAATCGGGCTGAAAGATAAAATGTCAGAAATTGCTTTTGAAATATTGCATTGGTTTGAAAAAAATATTTTAAGAAGTTGAACTTGTATTTGCAGTTGGCTTCTTTCTCCTTGTTGCTGGCTTTTTAGCCGGTGTTTTCTTTGCCGCTGGCTTTCTTCTTGTTGTTTTCTTCACAGGTTTTTCTTTAACCTCTGGTTCTGCTGTCACAGGTTCTTCAACCGGGGCAGGTTCTGCTACAGGAGCCCGAACTTCTTCAACTGGTGCAGGTTCTGGCGCTACTGGAGTACCAACTGTCTCAAGTGGCCAATCATAAATCTTTTCAATAACTGTTCGAGTGATTCCAGGAAAACTTGTAAGCTTTCGATCTTTAACTTCACACAATAAAACAACTTCAGATGGATCTAAATTCTCAATAAGATCTAAAAAAAGTCTTTCTCTTTTCATTGAATTGAGATGTGCCGTATTATTATTGATAAACATTTCAATTTGCCGGCGATTTGCATATAACAAATGAGCATTATATAATGATGCTTCTCCTGAGACTGTTTCTGGTTTACCTTCGGGCAAACCTGTAATCATAACATCTCTACTAAAAGTAAGTTCAAGCAACAAATCAACCATTGCATTTCGATTTTTCTTTAATGTCTGAACTTTTTCAAGATGAGTCGGTGCGTCTGATATCTCTTTAAAAATAATTGGTAATGGTTTTAACATAGTAATACCTTAAAAAACTTTAATTGCACAAAATTTATCAGTTGAACGATACTCATTGTTTTTAAGTTCAACTTTTTCCTTGCGTGAAACGTGAACATCTTTATCAAGTTTTTTCAATGTTCTTGCATTTGTAGTATTGCAGATATGTGAAACACAAGATTCAAGACCTTTTCCATATGAAATGATTCTTGTTGCTGTATCTACATTTGTTATAAAACTTGAGCGAGTATTAAATCCTCGTTCTGACGTTAGTTGATATAGGGCTCTTTTATCATCAGATACAACATATAATAATTTTGCTCCAATAATTTTAATTAGATCAACTGATTTACACTCGAAAGCTTTACTTTTAAATTTTAATTTAGAGACTTTTTCTTCAGGTGTACGGACCTTTTTCTTTCTCTCTTTTCGTTCTTTTCTTTCAGAGGCTGCATTAAAACTATCACAAATATCTTTCATTTGATTGATAATCTTTTTTTGCTGCCTTGCAGTTAAAAAAGAATATGCTTCTTGAACATCTTCTTCTTCTTTTGCCAATTCAAGCCAATATATATGGTCCTTTTGAATAATCTCCGAAAGTTGCTTTGTGTGTTTTTTTGTTAGATTAAACACTGACACAATTGAATCACCAGAAAAGGTCTGTTTACCTTTTGTATCAAACATCAAATCAATTTGATCATTCATATAACTTAAAGCATTATCAAACTCTCTTTCTGATTTACGATCAGGCGGTGGTGTAAATTCTGCTTCTGCTAATTTTAATTTATATGATTTCTGAATACAAAGTTCATTATCAAGGCTATTCAAATATCTTTGAAGGTCCTTTTCAAACTTTTCTGGTATTTGATTATTATTTGTGAGAATTCTTGCAAGCCAGCAATATGTTAATTTAATGAAAGAAAGTTTTCGAATAATACTTTTCGTACTGTCTTCTGTTACATACTGCAAAAGAAATTCTTTAGCATCTTTTTCAGAATAATTTATACGATACCAATTATAGAAATGACAAAGTTTCCATTCATCCATGATTTGTGATTCTGGCTCACGAACAACAGCAACATTTTTTCGCTTTCTCATAATATAAACTCCAATTAAGAAATTTCAATTAATGATTTCTTCCAATCTGGTGTTAAACAATGTTTTGCAATACACATAAAATTTGTTTTTGTTTCATAGATTCCTTCTCCTACAATTTGATCAATTAGAAAAGGTTTATCTTCAAAAACACAAACATCACCATTTTCATCAGTTGCGCAATACTTTGCCCATTCTGGTAGATTAAAATTCAATTCCATTACTGTCATTGTACCTCCTCTTTAACTTCGGATGAAAGCAACAAGTCAGTGTAATTTTCACCATTGTTACAGTGAACAAATAAAATTTTAATGTACTGTTGATTAAATATATCTTCTGGAATTGCTCTTACGAAAAATTTCAAACCTTCGTATGTTTCAAAGGCACGGGAAAATACCCAATATTCATTCTCTTTCCACTTAGCAAAAACTGCATACAGACCAACAACACCACCGCTTTCAATTTCCATTTCTTCACGATTCCATTTGTATTCAGTCAGTTTTTCTACACTTACTTTAAATTCATTATATGTCATTATAAACTCCTATATTTTTACCTCTTTTTATCTGAATCATGATAGCGAAGATCCGCTACCGGTATTCCGTATAATATTCTTGGGTTACTATTTATATGATTCGGTCTAAACAAAATTAAGAATTTTTTATCCGCAAATCTTTGTAGCCATGTTTTACCACTCATAATTAATTTCGAAACTCTTCTTGAATCAGCATAATCTAGAAACTCACTTCTGTCAAAATCTACAGCATACTCTACACCATTATAATATTTTGTATATGGAAAAGTTATTGGTGACATATCAGGCATAACATTATTTGGCCATCGGTCATACTTGATTTTAATTTTATGCTCCGTACCTTTTACGCCCCAAAAACGGTCTTTTAGTTGTGCATCGTATACAACTTGATCAGCAAAGAAAGTATATGAACTTTTTTCAAGTTGTTTTTGGTCTTCTTGATACCAAAGGTTACCCCACTCATCTGAACTAACTGCTGCTGGAACATCACATATTCTTTGAGAAAAACGAATGTTCTCAATAGCATTTGAAATGATCCAGGTTTTTTCAGATGCTGAATATCCATCAGTCACATACAAATCAGCACCATAAGATCTACCCATATAGTAATCTCGCATTACAATTTGTTCCTTTTTCTCAATGGTTCCGTCAACATTTTGAATACCGGTATCTGAGGCAATATCTGCCTGAACACTGGCATTATAACGATTAACGGCGCCACTTACAGGACCAACTGTATCAAGTGTACCCACTTTAAAAGCAACTTGGCTAATAAACTGAGTTCTTAGATTAAACAAGTAAACCCGACTATTGTCGGGTACTTTAAATGTTATTTGATCCTTTGCAAACCGAGTTGGATATTCAATATTTGATACACGGACTGAAGTCATTTTAGATTATTGGTTAAATTGTGTTCTAGAATTATTTGGAAAAAATGCTGACAAATTTTTATTATTCAATGTTGTACAAGTTTTTAGATAGTCTGTAAACAAAGGAACTTCTTTAGCAGTTTTTCGAGTAAACTCATATTGAAATTCTGCTTGTTGATTTTTATCACGATAACTATCCATCACACAAGAACAGATAAATGCAGAAGAGGCATAGGCAACTTGCTGGGGTAACCTCTCCTGATAGAACCTCTGATTCATGATGTTCACACAAAAGGTCATGAATTGTCCAATCATTGCTGTGGGATATGGAACTTTTGGGAAACCTTCTGGTGAAAGTTTTGATGCATCAAATGCTAATTCTTCTTCTTTAAGTAATTCTGGTTTTAGATCTGATAATCCTTTTGGTGCTTCTTCTTTTTCTTCACATTGTATACACGGCACCTCATATCCACCTTCATGGCTATCTGCAAAAACTGGTGTTGAAATCACAAACAGTGCTGCAATTGAAATGATGAATTTTTTCATATTATTAGTTCCTTTTATTTAAGTTATCTCATTCTTATTTATATTTATCTAAGAATGAGGAGAAAAAAAAGAGGGAAAAATTCCCTCTTTTGGTTTATTTTATGCTGCTTCGGCAATCTCAGTGTTTGCGGCAGCTGGTTCTACAAACAATCTTTCGCAGATACCAACTTCAAGATTGCGCTTGGCTCGAGTCACTGCAACATAGAATAAATTCTGTTCCATCACTGGTGCTTTCTCAAAGGGAATTGCTATACGAATTCTTCTTCCAGCAGCATCAATTTCAGAAGTATAGAAGGCATTCTCAGCATCATCGGAGATGCGAACTGAATTCCATTCTTTGCCTTTTGACTTGTGCATTGTGGTGATTACCACTGCATTATCAGGAAGGTTTTTCTGAGTTGCTTTGATCTCATGGATAACATCAAGTGCTTTGTCAAAGCCACCCATCTTGTCAATCACTTTCATGGCTGTTTTCCATTCTTTATTTAGTAATTCCTGCTCTAGCTCGGCTTCAAAATCAATCATGTTCCGGATGCCTCTCAGGTCAGGATGCTGAACATCACTGGTGCGGCCTTCATTTAAAGAAACGAGGTCAGCAATCATTTTGAAACCTTCGTTGTCAACACCACCCTCAAGAACAAACTTGGTGTCTGTTTCGAGCAAGTTGAGGGCTTCTGTCAAACATCCCATGTTGCTGCGGCAAAGAATCGCTGAAGTATCTTCTTCTTTGACATCTTCGAAACCTTTCAGGCGAAGGTCGGTCATATGCTGAAGCAACAAGTTTGCCTTGTCGGCAATCTCTGGCAAAAAGCGGAAAGATTGTGTCAAGGTGAAAACTTGTTCTGTTTGCATTTCTTTCAAATAGTCTTTTGCACCACGAAACTGGTAGATAGCTTGGTTGTTATCACCAACAGCAATTGTACGAGCGGTGAAACGTGAAGCAATATCACTGAACACAGGATTGATATCTTGTGCCTCATCAAGCAACACAACATCTTCTGTGACAGGCACTTCGTTGTAATGCATTTGAACAAGCTTGACATATGCATCATGCAGCATGATATCACTATTGAAGTTGAAAGAAGCAAACAAGCGTCGAGCAATGTTGAGTGCGGACTTCATTCTCTCGACTGTCTCACGAAGAATTGCACTCTCATCCATGTTCTTGCCGTAGCGGCGAACATTGTTGTACATTCTTTCTTCAACATCTTTTGGAATATGATGCATGGTCATTTCAGTATCACGGGAAATCATGAAACGTGTCATGATCTGAAATGCTGGGTATGCAAGGTAGCGGTCGGGGCCAACCAGACCGAGGCGTGTTCCAGTATCTTTCGCAGACATGTAGCCTTTGATGTTGCGAGTCTGAAGACCGGCGCCTCTTGCAAGCTCAAGGCAGAAGCCGTTCTGAGTCTTGACTTTGAGGTTGGTGATGTTTGCCTTGCGGGCTTTGGCTTCAACTTCAACTTTCACTGCTTTGTTGAATGCCATGTAGAGGAAAGTCAATCCGGGATTCTGCAAAACAAGCTCAAGCAGAGTGGAGGTCTTGCCGGTTCCTGCAAGTGCGAGAACTTTGATGTTCTCATCAGTCATGTTGAAATCGTTCAAGATTGCTTGTTGTTCGTTGGTAGGTGTCATTGCGAATCTCCGAAGGAGTGTTGGGTCAGGGAGCGGTCTCGCTCAACATGATCAGATCATATCAGACCAAACAGGAAAGTCAAGAACTTTTTTCAAAAAAATTCAATTGCTGTTGTGATAATCATGAACGCCAAGTAGGGATAAAATATCTTGGCGACCAAAGGTTGTTCTTTGTACATCTCAATAAACTTCATAATTTTCCCTTTCTCTGTTCGAATGGGGTATCCGTTGGCATCTCTCATCAGCTAAACATTGGACGAGACTGACGATCCATGCCAATACCATAGATATCAGAAGACCTGCGATCCACACTGCTTCTGCGGTCTGTACCACCGTCTCTTGGTTTTTCTCTACGAGGAAATTTCCTTCTTGATGACATGCTACTGACTTCTGGATCAGCCCTGCGCTCAAGGCCATACTTGGCTCTTTGCATGTTAAAAGGATATAGAATTTTTAGGAGTTGAATACGAAGAGTTCCTAGAGCATCTTGCAATTCAGAATTTTCTTCTGGACATCTTTTGATTTCTTGAACGATTGTATTTTCACATCGTTCAATTGATTGAACTGCTTCCATCAATTGTTTTCTTTTATCTACTGTCATATGTTACCCCGTAAAGAATTAATCAATTAAATTTCTTTACAGTATTTATAGCACTCTCGAAAGAGTGCCAATAAATTAATCAACAATCATCATTATAACAATGAGTTAACAAGGCATCTTCAGAAACACCTTTAGGTGGATTCTTTTGATACCAAGTTGGCTTTGAATTATCATCATGATTATTAAAGAGAATAAGCTCATCTAAATTATGAACTTCTCCAATTGATGATGCCATGCCATAAATTGCAATATTTGGATTATTAAACAAATTGACAGGCGCACTATTAAACCAACATTTTGAGATTTTAGTTAAGATACCATTAACGTCTGAAATAAAACCATCTCGATTTTTATTAAATTTACTAATAGTATTCACGGACTCAGGTATCTTTTGAAATAACAATACTCTATATTCATATTGTTCAAATGGGTACTTGTCTAGATCATCTGCTAATGATTTAACAAAATTGCGAGGTTGACTAACATCATAATAAAAATAATGAATACCACGTCGAACAACTTCACCATTTGCAGCCACATCAGGCGCCAAATCTTTATAATGCCTACCATCAGAAGTAGCCCAATGCCTTACTGCTGCCTTATCTTTAAAACAACGTATATTAAAAGAAGCTCCTGGCCAAGTAAACATTGCTTTGTTTACAATCTCACTCAATGTATCTGAGGTAAAATAATCACCAAAAACATCCTGAGCAACATTTACAGTTTGTGCATAATGTGGATTGCCGTGAGAATCTTTCTTGATTCTACCTTTTGTCATTTGTGATTGCAAGAAGGTAATAGCATCTTCTTTGTTTGCTTTACCACGGGTATCATGTCCGGAAATATTTCCTTTCATCTGCATATCATCAATCGAAGTCTCAACATCAGATTCATGATCTTTTGTTTCAAGGATATCTGCAATAACATTCTGATGGCCGATTTCACGAAGATAAATCAAACGTGTACGTCCATCAACAACTGTATATTTTTCATCATCAGTTTTATGCAAAATGATTGGAGGTCGCCAAAGTTCCCATCCTCTTTCAAGTTTTCGATGAAGATTATCAATTTCAGGATTCAACTTACCTCTCCACACATGATTTTGTGAAACGTCAGTCGAACCCTCCACTATAATCTTATTCATATCAACTAATGCGGACGGTTGAGTAAGTACTAAGTTTTTGGCTTCAAGGACGTTCACATCATAGAATTCATGATGTGAAACTCTTCGGACTGGATAATGTTCTCTGCTAATACTTGCATCCTCTATGGTAAATATACCTTGTGCTTGTAACATTCGAATATTAACATGTGGGGTATCACTTTCAGCAATTTCTTGCAGCATGGTAAAAGATAATTGGTTTGACATATTAATTCTCCGGTTAAGGATTTAGCTTCGTTTTAGGAAGCTTCAAAAAAACTAAAACATAGGTATAAGAGCCTATGCTCTAGTGTATTGCCGGTGTTGGCAATCTCATGGTGCGCCCACCAGGAATCGAACCTGGAATAGAGGAGTAGAAATCCACTGTTATATCCGTTTAACTATGGGCACGAATTCTTCATCCGTGATTCATCAGTTTGAATATGATATTATCTCTGCTTTTCAAATTATGTTTTGTTTGAAAGAAATCAAGCATGTTTTCAATTTTACGGTCAACTGTAGTTTCCGGAACTTTATGTTCTGTAGATACTTTAATCATCTTATCAATCTGTTGATCCATTGTACGAGCAACTAGTTTTCTTTTACTTTCTCGGCGTTTAGTTTTATCTGACATAATATACCTTTTTAATAATTATTGAAAAAACTTCTACCTTGAACAATAAAATCAGCACCATCACTGAAAGCTTGTTCAGGTGTTGCAATTCTCACCTGCTGTTTTGCATCTGTTTTATCAGTGTTTTTACCTGTACGAATACCTGGACAAATCTTTTTAAGATTTGATTTTTCAACCATTGAAAGTTTTAATTCGTTGGCTGAACAAATCATTCCCCAAAAGCCTCGAGTTTCCATTTCAGTTACAGAATGTTCGTACACTTGTTCTGGTTGTAATCCTAATTTCCACAAACAATCAACATTCGCCCAGCTTGTCAGAACAGACACACCAACAATCTTGATCATATCAACATACTTTGACAAAACATCTAAGGTCGCATCATTGTTTGTCATATGAACGGTGACCATTTCTGCACCGGTATCAATCAAATGTTTGACTACTAATTCAACTGTTCTTGGTGTATCAAACAATTTATAATCTGCAAAAGCAAATATGCCATCTTTGATCACATATGGATAAAGTATATGATTAAATTTAAAACCATAAACTTGTGGTGCAAACTTATCAATAACGTCTTCTGCTTGATCCAATGTAAGATCATCCATTGCAAGAATGGTCTTTTTTAATACATCAATTGATGAGTCTGATTTCTCGTTCATACTTTTCTCTCTTTCTTGCAATATTAAAAAGTTTGATTGCAGTATTTTCAATCATTTTATATTCATATAAACCATTTTTCATCCAATCAGGTATGTTATTTGCACCATACAAGGCACCGGCAATTTGTCCTGCAATTGCACCAATAGTATCTGCATCACCACCAAGATTGATTGCTTTGATGATTGTTGATTCAAAGTCCTTACCATTCTTGACTGCCCACCAGGCAGCTTCGTAACTATCTTTCACATAGCCAGTAGTTTTTACATGCTCACGAGGAATCTTAAAATCAACTTCAAGTGACGGAGCATAACGATAGTAGAACAATTCATAGGCAAATGCACGGGAATATTTTATACATTCTGAACTTCCATGTGTTAATAGTGTTTGTTCTTCTGCTTTTCTTCTTGCCTCTTGTAATGTACAAGATGATATAATCACGGGTGCCATTCTCATCAATGCGCCATTGCCAGATGTATTTGGATCTGTGCTACCTTGATAAGGATTTGCAGTATCTAACATCCAGTTTTCAATCGAAGTCCGGCAAGTATTACCAATATCAAAACAATGGTCAATTGCAGAAAACCTACCAGCTTGATACCAGTCAAGAAAGTTCTGCATTGCTGCAGGTGGAGTCCATTCACCATCATTCTCAATGATGGAATCAGCAAGGGCTAGTGCCATGCTTGTATCATCTGTCCACTGTCCTGCGGCAATTGGAAATGTAGGACTTTTCTGATAGTCTGTGATGAAATTGCCACGGTCTCTCATTGGCATGAATTCAAGTGCTGAACCCATTGCATCACCGATTGCAAGTCCCACCATCATTCCGATGGCGTTCTGCTTTCGCATCATCATTTACTCCATAAGAATTTATTGACTCTTAGATCATAGCAGTTGAATTTATGAATGTCAAGAACTATTTTCGAAAGATTGCCAATACCTCTCGGTTGTTCACAGATGCATTATCATCACTGTTAATACTCTCGTTAGAGTGATAACGTTCATCTTCAGGTATTAAACCACAGCCAAAAATAAAAAGACTAAAAAAAATCAAAATTGAGTATTTCATCTTACCTATAAAAATAATAAAATTATAATAGTGATTGCGGCAACGATTGCTCCTGCCGCACTAACAATTAGAATATATTCTTCGGGCTCCATACGCCTATCTGGGTTTTAATTCCTTAACTTTTTCGAATATATCTAATACATCATTTTCGCTCAACCAACCAATCACAGTATTTTCATCTTCACCCTGAATTTCTTCAACATAAATTTGTTGGTCTTTGTAGTATAATGCCATTTCCCAAAGACCTTTCATTCCACCATAAGAAGTGGCATGGCGAATTACTGATGTTGAATAGCCATTATCAAATCGCTTGATATATTGATCGCCAGAACCATACTTTTCATAAACATCACTACCTTCTTCGAAACGATGATAGAAGGGTAAATCTTTTCTCTCGCCAAATACATGCTCAGTTGTCATACATCTCCTTAGTTTAGAAGTACATCATCAGATACAGGTTTTGCGCCTTCATATTTGGTACGAACAAAATCTTTTACAATTTGTACACACTTTACACTATCAATTTTTTTACTATTTTCAATATTAAAGGCGGCAGTTGCTGCATCTTCTACAGTATCATACCATATACTTTTAAAATATCCAACTCCATCATTTGAATCAAGAGTCCATTTTAAATGAAGAATGCCAATTATTCCTTCATCTTTTTGAGGATTGCCAAAGCCTTGAAAAATATCACGAATACCTAATGAACATAGAAAACCTGCTGTTACTTCTTTATATAGTTTATATTTGTAATTATATTCACAACTATATCTCAATTCAGCACGATCTTTTTCAGTCATATAGTTTTCTTATTTCATTAAATGATAAAATAGTTGATATGCTAATTCTTTTAGATTGCACACTTCTTGGTAAAGAATTTACAGCATGTACTAAAAATGAAGGAAAAACAATAAGTGTTCCTTTCGAAACATTGATGAATTCTTTTTGCTGTGAGTTGAAAGTATAAAATGATAACAGTGGATTTGTTGAATACAATACTAGTTCACCACCATCTTGTCCTTTCAAATCTGGCATTTCATGATAATACACACAATTTAAAAATCTATTTTCATGTTGATGAGCAAGTAATCCTGAAGCATCACTATCATTTTTTAATAACCATGATTCAAGTTTAATTGAAGTTTTATCAATTGAACTCCAGACAACATCAGTTAATAAATGCGTATGTATATTAATATATTCAAGATACTCATTTTTAATCACATATTCAAGAGTTGAAAAATCATACGATGAAAACAAATCCCAATTCATCTTAACATCTAAATTTGATCCTGAATGTGTTATTCCTGAACCTAAAGTTTTAGGATCATCATAAGCCATGAAATCAGAACCTCTTCCAATTTGTCCCTCTGAAGACCAATACTTATCATTGATTTCAAGACATGCTTTAACTTCTTGGTCTATTTCATTAACTAAATCAGAATCTAAATGTTTAATCTCAATAGGAATTGAAAATAGGTTAAGTGTACTCATTATCGCCTCATTGATGCCAAGTCTTTTGCCTGCTGTTTATTGATAACCGGAATTTGATTTGATTTATGCATTGTTGCAATACCAGTTACAACCTCACCAGTATATACTTTTTCTGTCTTTTCTGCAGGACAAAGAACACCACTATTTAAACTTGGCACATGCTGTTCTTCACGTCGATACACAACCTCTTCTTTTGGTATTGAGATCCAACGAAGATCGGGTTCTGGTGTTACAATGCCATATTTATAGGCCACGTATTCCTCATAACTTTTTCTCAAGCGAGGAGAAAGGCCTTTGTTGAAGGCATTGCATTCGGCCATGAGTTTCTGTCGAGTAGCTAATAAGCTTTTTTCTGATTGTCGAGCCCAGTGTTTTTCTGCCATACGTCTACACAATAATAGGAATAAAATTAATAAAATGAATGGTGCTAAAAACACCAATGACATGTAAATCAAGTTAATCAATTCAATCCAATACATATTTCCTCTTATTGGTATATGATTACCATGATGAAGTGTAATAGATTGATGAACCGTTTTCAAGAGCCTCGAGCATCTTGTCAATTGATTCTAGGTCAATTGTTTTACGATCTTCATCGGAGTCACCAAAAAAGAATCCTGTAGTAGTCGGTAAAGTGCCATTAAGCACTGCTGTTTTTAGATTATCTACATCTTCAACAGTGAGAAATACAACATCACCATTGAATGATGAATCTGAACTACCACCTTTTTCATAAAATAAATCTCGCATCCAACCATGAAGATCTGGATGTTTACGCCAATAACACAACTCAAGACCAATTTGATATGGTACAGGTATTGTTGGATTTTTTAGAAACAATGCATCAACATCAACTTCATCATCCGCATCAAGATTGTTCACATTGATTGATGGTGTAGCTTTTCGAATTGCAACTATAAATCGATTCAATTCCCGTTTTTCCCATGGACGAATTTCGTGGACACTCATATCAAGTCCCATATTTTCTCCTTATCGTGAATATACTTTAGTGCCATTTTCAGTAAGTACAGTTGCTGACATGTACTGTGGATCTGCTAATTCTTCTCTTGCAAGTTGTTCAGCCAGCTTCTTGGTAAGTTTGTTGCCATGCCGAATCCAACCATCAATCTTATGTATCTCATTTGTTTTGGTTTTTAGAATAAGCTTGTATCCAATCATTTCAGTTCCTCAAATAATAGAAAGGGGAAAAGCCTCGCAGGGCGAGGCTATGAAACTGCTATCAGCAGTATTTTGACAATCGCTCGAGTTTGCGAGGATCATTGGTCACACCGGGAGCAGAAAGCACTTTGGCGTAGTTGATGACGGTGCGCATGTTAGGCACATCACCTTTGCCGGTATTGTAGTCATCAATGATGACAGACATTGCTCGACGAGCAAGGTTTGGTGAGATGCCTTTCAGCTTCTGCACGATGGTCTTCATACGAGCAAACACTTGCTTGTCACTCATGGTCAAGTCAATCTTCATACTACGAGACATTACTGCCTTGTCGAACTTGTCAGAAGACAAGTTGGAGATGAAGATAACATTGCCTTTGAACATAAAGCGATTTGGCAATTGTACATCAGTTTCGCCATTGCGCAGAGCATCACGGGCATCACTCTCAACTTGACGGCGAGTATCTGGCGTAGCGCCAACAACATTTACCATACGCTTCGAACTCCAGGAGATTTCACGATCTTCGTAGGAGTCAAGTGCCGCTTTCAGGATGCTGGCACAATCATCGTTCTTGAGCGCATCATCCATATCATCAAAAATGATGATTTTGTCTTGATGCAAGAACAAGGTCATGTACAAACCGAGTGGGCTAGTCTTACTTTTGAGAATAACGTAGTCATGGTCTTTGCGAAGACCACGGCGGTTCAACTCATCGGTCACAGTATGTGTTTTGCCGACGCCGGCTGAGCCGGTTACGATTACAGAATTGATTGCTTTTGCAGCAACAGCTCGAGTCAACATCGCAAGGTCTTCAAAGACTTCTTGAGAATCATCACTCAAGTTATCATAATCAATCTTTACACGACCGATTTTGGCTGCGGATGTCTTGCTGAAGCGGTATTTGCCTCTGGCAATTTGGTCAGTATCCCAGCCGTTTGGACGAGAGTAACCGGCAGATGCGGCGAAGCTATTGATTTCGGTACGGTTCATGATTTCACGACCGTAGTGGTTGATGATAGCGGTGCTGAACTGCTCAAGGGTAACTCTTTTTAGTGCCATAGTGGCTCCTCATTGTGTGTGTTATTAATCAATCACTCAACATGATCAGATCTTAACAGACTGGTCAGGAATGTCAAGAACTTTTTTCGAAAAATTTCAATAAAAAGCTTTTTGCTTTCCGCCTGTTTCTGACATGCAATGCTTGCCGCTGCTGTTCTTGCCAAGTCTCAATTGACCGGATCCGGCACGATAGTTGGCAGTATATTTGTTCAACAGATTTTCACCAAGGACCTTTTCGATTTTCTCGACTGGTCTGTCGTAGCGAGCCATGGCATTTTCAATTGCTTGTCGCATTTCTGACTTTGACATGATCATCTCCTTAGATGGTTGCTGGGGTCTTGTAAACAGAAAGAGCAATGTTTTGGCTACATCTCACGATGCCGTCTTTGATGTAGTCTCGCAATTCTTTACTAGTTTCCATGTGGCGGTAGAACAGGTCGTGGCTCATGTTCACTTTCTCGGCGGCTTTGTCGAAGGTTGCTGGCAACCAAGCGGTTTGAGCAGGAGTGAGGTTCATCATTGTGGCGAGTTTCAGAAGCTTTTGTTGACGAAGAAACATGACGATTCTCGTTTGAGGTTGGTGTGTCTCAATCACTATGATCAGATCATATCAGACTGGACAGGAAAGTCAAGAACTTTTTTCGAAAAAGTTTAGATTACAACACAATTTGGACTTAGAGCAGCATAGCGGTTGGCAACTTCAGTTGCCTCTTCAATTGTTGCGTTGTTTGGTAGGGATGACAATCCGGTGCTGAGTGAACCGTTGTTGTTGATGCGTACAGTAAATCCGGCTTTAACTACAGACCAGTTATCTCCTGCAGGAACTGCACCGTAAATTGATGCGGTCTGATTGGTCTTGCTGTTCTTCCAAATTTTGTGAGGGATGACTGTGATAGTGTGATTGCTCATTGTGCGCTCCGTGTGTGTTGTGTCTCAATCACTATGATCAGATCATATCAGACTAGCAGGAAATGTCAAGAACTTTTTGAAATTCTTTGTTGATTAGAAGTTTAGGTGCCTGATGTTTTCCCAATATTCAATTGGGCTTCTGTCTTCCCACTGCTCTTCATGTCTGCGGTGAATTTCTCGGCGTTCTCGCCAATCTTCTTCATCAGTGTTGAAGAAGATATCAAGAATATGCTCTGGAAGAACTTGGGGGTAATCAACCATGAATCCCCAGAGATGAGTTTCACGAAGTCGATTTTCAACTTCCTCACAAAACTCTTGCATAGTCTCATCAGAGATTCGGGCTAACCGTCTTCGGCTTACTGCCATTTCCTGAGCGGTTGCTTGAATCGCCATTCGAAGAATTTCTCTTTGAGGTATCATTTGGCTCCTTGTGTGTGATCTGTCATCGAATGATCAGATCATATCAGATGGATCGAAAATGTCAAGAACTTTTTGGAAAAATTTTCGTTGTGCCTGTTTTCTCAAGTTTGGTGGCGAGTTGATCCAAATCCATTTGCACGGCAAGCAATTGCATTGTTAGTTCATCGTATGCAATTTGGTCTCCAAGTCTGTTTATTTTGTGGCGTTCAGGCAAAGCCATCCGTTGTTCAGCCAAGTCATCACGGAGCATTTGCATTGATTGATGCAGAACTTTGAGATGTTGTCTTTCTTCCAGCTGGAATTCAAGATCTCTTGCTATCATAATATACCTCACTGATTGGAGAGTTTACGTTTTTCTTTCAAGGTCTTTCGGCCTTCGGTCAAACCGTCCTGATTGACCCAAGTCTTGTAGGCGTGGCAATTCTTGCAGAGAGTTTGCAAGTTTTCTTGTGAATTGTTCTCAGGGTTTCCATCGATATGATCTACGTCAAGCATCAATTGCATGATGATTGTTGCAGTACATTCGAAACCGAGGCGACCATCTTTGTTCTCACAATAGTCTTTGCGATATTGCTTGTATTCCCAGCCACCAATGTTGTAGCGTAGGCCATGATGCATATCACAGGTTGCTCGGCGAACCACTGATCCATCTTTGCGGTATTGTCCCATGTGCTGACCGACTTTGTTGCAGCCAATCACAACACATTTTTCACGATTATCAATAATTTCAATTCCTTCTGGCAACTCTGAACGTTTCATAGAACTCCTTGAAAAATGAATGATCAGATCATATCAGATGAAATGTAAATGTCAAGAACTTTTTTTCGTCGATTTTGAGTTTCAGATTAATCCTTTGAGACCAAAAACATCATATCCATAATATAAAGTCACATATAAAAACATAAAAACAATTGCATTGACTAATGCACCATAGTACAGAATGTTTGAGAGGATCTTTCTTCTTTTAGGATTGATATGAATTGTCTCGGGCAGATGATGTGTTATATAATCAATTAGTTTATACATGTGGCTCCTGATTTCCATGGTCATCACCATGTTCAATATTCTGACGATGACACCAATAATCATGGCGTTTCTTTATTTGCATAGGCCAAAAGACAAAAAATAATAGAATCAAAACTGCTCCCAATCCAAATGCAAAAAATAAAAGGCCACCAAATACTATATCAAACATTTATACCTCCTTTTATTCTGAAAGAATATCTTCTAAATTTGGTATGTTAGATTTATACAATCGTTTTTTTAATTGAGGATTATACTCAATATTGTCATAATTAAATTCAGGTTGATTAATCTCAACTTTTTCTGTTTTTGGATTATAATCATTATCACCTTCTTTGCGAACTCTTATAAACCATCGTAAATCTTCAAATTTAGGATAGTTTCCCTTTTGCCATTTACATGTACTTGAAGTTCTCTCAAAAGGCATTGCTTCAGCTATAAGTCTTTTACCTTCTGGATTGAGAGGTATCATATAACAAACCATATATCCATGTACATGTTGTATACCTTTACTTTCCATATATGATATCGATAATCTTGTTCTCTTATCAATACCTTCTATTCTAGCATCTTCTTTACACATTGCGGCTGAACTTCTAGGATGAATTCTCTCGCCTGTTTTGCTACGATAGATTTCAGTTGATTTCATACCACCATAGTACATACTAAAACTTTGATATACACCACCATGCTTACCCATGATGCCATCAGCCATAGTATACAAAAACTTAGTTTTTTTCGAGTGGCGTTTCAACCATTTTACAGTTGCAGAAAGCATTTGTGTTTCGGAATTCTTTAGCATATCATCAGACATACACATTTTACCAATTTCAAAATACCATTCATCTAGTGGATTATGATATATTTTCTTAGACTTTTTTCCTTTATACTCAATGTGATGTTCCATGATTTCATCACTACATGTTGGTAATATTTTATTAATTGTATGTCTTGGCTGCACACCATAACCTAATGTCAAAACACCTTTTAACTTACCTTCATCAAAGAAACCGAGAAAATATTTTGTTTGTACAGGCATCACAGGTGAATAATGATATTTTGAAACAAAAGCAATTGCACGATCTTTTGTTATAGTTTCAACTTTAAATTCTATTTTACGAACTTGAGTTTCTGGATTGAATGCAGAACCTTGTCTGTTTTTACTCATAATATAATAGCCTTAATAATGAGGACAACTTAATGTCCTCACAGTTTTAGATTGTTAAGTTATGCAGAAATGTCAATTCGGTCTAAGCTCCTTTCTTTAACCTTACGATGATCCCGAAAAATTTTGTCATACTTTTGCTCCTTTTTATAAAAGTTAAAGTCTTCTCGGCGGGCCTTCACAAATATATCCTCTCTGTCAGTTGGTGGCTTTGCACCTGGGCGAATTCCATATTCATCTGTAGCGGCTTGAAGAACACCTTTATGCTTTGGCTTGCGAAAAAGATTAAATTTAGCATTGGGATTTCGGTATGTTCGAGACATGAGACCTCCTATAAATTACTGGTCAAAAAACAAATGTTTTTTCAAAATACATGCTTCTGAAGTTTGGCGATATTTCGCCAGATTAAATCATTTCCGTCAAGAGGTGATTGAAATCTACCTCGCATTATTCGTTCATTTCCCGATGAAACGAAATCAAATTCCCAGGCTTTAGGATACTGATACATTACTTTCGTAATATTTACCTCAGTGTCTTCAAAGGACGGAATCGATGTGTACATGAATGATCTCCAGAATTACGGGTTGAAAAAATCTCTCCCAGTAAGATCAGTATAGCACTGTACTTCCTCTTTGTCAAGTTTTGGTTGTGAAAGATCGGCAAACTCTCTCTACTGTGAGAGGACAATCACTTGATCATTATATAATAATATTTATGAAATTACAAGTTCGAAATGTGGTCCATCAATGAATGGTCGGCGACCTTGACTTCTTCTCAAATCTACATATGAATTCATTGCAGCCTCTGCAGTGTCTTCCCAATCATTGAGACAATCAACTGACCATGCTGCACCCCACTTGATTTTTACATCAAGTTCCTTTGCTGCAGCCTTCATTGCATCAGCAACTTCATCATAGACATTTAATTCCCAGCAACCTTTACCACCAATGTATGCCATCAAATCAACGGCATCACCTGTGATATGCTTTGACTTCATTGTTTGAGAGGCACCTTTTTCAACAAGTTCCTTTTGCCGCTCAACTGTGCGGACTCCTTCAGTGACGCCAAAATCTACAGTTGTCAATTCAATTGCTCTCTTAACAACATCAACTAATTCTGGTTTAACACCTTCAAGTCTACCGAGAGACCTTTGTGATAATTTAAAAGCCATCTTCCTCCTATATTATTTATCGATTAGAATATATTTGATCACATTTTCTTCTTGCATCATCTGCTAAATCAACATAATTATTATCGCAAAGTTTTACAAACGTTTCATAATGAAAACTGGTTTGCTTAGTTTGCTGTACTGAAAATATAGCAGAAAATAAAGAAGTTAAAACTAGATAAGCAGCAATTACATAAATTACATAAAATACAGATTTCACTTTGCTCCTTTATTTATTTTCGATGTGGTCCCCATTTATTATCAGGACAATGTGTGCTTGCTATTTTAACCTTTACAGGCATAAAACATTTACAAACGCCACACATTTTTATTTTTCTTTTAAATTTAGGACATGCTTGACAGATATCATATCTGTAATCACGGACTTCTTTTGGTGTGAATAACATTAAACACCTGTTGAGCCGAAACCACCATTTCGAGTAGATTCTACAGGTTTCTTTTTTGTTTCGGAAAACTCTGTATTTACTGATTTGACAAGTTCACCTTGGCATATTCGCATACCATGTTCAACTATAAATGATGTACTTGTTGTATTTGTGAGGAGTATTTTTACTTCATGTACATAATCGGAATCAATAACAGCCTCTTGATTGACTAAATTAATTCCACTTTTTAATGCAAGTCCAGACCGTGGATGCAAACGAACACTATAGCCTTTTGGTATATCGAATATTAATCCCGTTGGAATCATTACACGTTTTCTTGGCTCAAGTACAAAAACATTATCTGCAATGATAATGTTTTCACTATCAATATTATGATATACTAGTATTTCGTCTGATCCTTCACATAGACAAGCGCACAAATCAAAACAAGCAGAGCCTTCCGTTGCAAAGGAAGGCATTATTGCTTTTTCATTCAGTTTAAAAACTTTTAATTTCATAATATATCCTTTTAATTAGGGAACAACAACAAACGAATTTACACCAGCATTATTTTGGGTTGATAAATCTGCTGGTGTACCAGAAGTTTGTCGAACAATCATTGAGCGGAACTTATCTCCAGTGAATACACCTTGTGATCCAGAAACAATACTAACAACATTTGCACCTGAATCAACAATTTTAAGTGCTGTATTTACTGCTAATGAATCATCATAGTTGATCGTATACGCACTACCTGAACGAACAAGTAGAGAATCAACTGGGAAACGTGAGCCCATACCAGTAATTAAATTTGCATCAGTATAGAATGTTAATCGTGGATTGACATTATTGTCTTCTGCACGAATCCAAATTGTTGCTGGCATCCAAGATGCAGAACCAACTAAAGGAGTTGGTTCAATTGTTGTTGCATAAGTTGCTTTCAATCTTGTCAATTCAGATTGTTGATTTAGCAATGTGTTTTTAGCAGTTTCGATTTCAGAAACAATAGTATCAATTATTGTTTCATTATAAATAAAATCAAATGTTGAAGCAGGATATGCTGTTAGATAATTTAATTGATAATATGGTGTACTACCAAAAAAATCATTTGACAATGAATCTGTATGTTGTGTTACCTTTGCGGCAGCACTATAACCTGAATTCATCAAATTAAACACATTTGTAAGTTCAGACCTCAGTGTGTTTACTCGACTTATGTCAGAACCCGCAAGACCGATCTCTGCATTTAGTTCATCAGTTGTGCGATATAGATAAGAACTCCATTCATGAAGTTGAGTTTCAAGTGTTGCTAATTCAGCAAATAAAGTAACTGCATCACCCGTTCGAATATCATCAAACAATTCAACAACAATATCCATACAAGTACTTGTAGAAATAACACTAGTGCTTTCTAGTGTAATAACTTCATTAATACAAGCCTTAATTTGAATAGGCTTCATTAAGATTGCTTTAATTTGCGGCGAAGTAAACGATAGCATGTTTTTACCTTTATATTATATTAATAGATTACTAAAAAATTTGGTAGTATCCGTCTTTAAATTTGAATAAGATACGTCATTAATTGTTTGAAATAAATTCAAATCATTTAACCAACTATCAGGATGTGTTTCGTCACACATCCGTCGATAATAATCCATAATGTAATACATCTTAAAGATTTGCTCTGCTTCAACAACAAGTAACTTATTGTATCTCACATCTTTCAAATCCGTAAGTTTAGTTGCATCAGTAGGATTGTATCCATTTCCAATCAATTCATCTATTAAATCTAAAGCCTTGTCATGTCTTTCAACAAATGCATCTTTTAATTTAAACGTTGATACGTTACACTGAACTGACCAAGGTGTGTATGTTGTTACATATACTTCGGCGGCTGCAATTTTAGTTGCATTCAGTACAGTTGTTGGTTGTAATAATATATTTTCATAATATTTAAGTTTATTTATAAACCTTGCATATATTTCAATGCGTTCAGAAAATGTATTAAAGTCCATCTAAACTTTTTTTATTTAATTAATTTTTTGAGCCTACTTGGTATTTAGCTATTAATTCCCACTGAGTTCGTTCCTTATGCGGAATAATTTTAATCTGTGAAATAGGAATAGTAGGATCTTCTACTTTACTTATATCAATTAAATTAACAAGTCCCCAGTCATGTAGGAGTTTAGCAATAGTATTTCTTCGTGCCAGATCAGATTCAGTAAAGTTACTTTCTTTTCCGTCAAGTTTGAAAAGTTCCTTGAAAGAAAGAATCACATATCTACCACGTTTATGTAATATGTGACATGATTGATAAAGTTTACGTTCTTTCTTTGAAGCAATACCGATACGAGTTAAAGTTTCCCGGACTTTTAAAAAATCATCTTGGCTTTTCAAAGTGACTTCCGCACCCACGCCTCGAAACAAATCTTCCACCATTTCAACAGTCATAAAAATCTCCCATTAAATTTAAATATAAAAACGAAAAAATCATATAATAGATTATACATATTTATATTTTTTCATTTTTCTACAATTCCATAAGTTAGCGAATTCTTTATCTTTTTTAGATCTTCTTCTGTTAAAATATCAATTACTTCACTTGCCTTTTTTCTTGATATTTTAAAATAATCAATAAGATTTTGAATCACCTCGTCATTATTCTTATACCATTGTGCAAATCTTTTTTTCTTACTGATGGCATAATAATAGAAATCATAGTCCATTCGGGAGTGAAACGATGGATACATATTCAATTCTTTTGCGTATAATACACAATCAACATAACTCGCCATGGCACGATTCACAATAAACGGTGGATAATCCTCAAGCCTTTCTCCTAGATATTCTGTTTTATTACATATTGATTTCACATAATCAAACGGGCCTAGCTTAGTCCTTTTGTATGGTTCAATTATTTCTTCTTCTTTTTCCTCAAAGCCAAAAAAGTTTGTCATAGTTACCTCACTCAAATTCACAAGGTAACATCATCAATTCAATCATACAGGCAACTGAATGAATTTCTTTATCAACTGCAAATGTCGATTCAAAGCCATATCTCGAAAGAATTAAAATTGCCTCTGGCAAACAAGATGCCGATGCGGTTCTCAACAATTCATCATAGACTGCACGATATAATTCCTGTTCTGTACCATGCCACTTTTCAAGAACAAATTTTCGTATATCTTGAAACTTCTTTTCTTTGATTGCTGTCATCAAGACGGTGATGTTTTCATTTTCAATTGAAGTCAAAATCTTTTCTGATAATGTGCCTGTTGCACTATATCTTTGAATCTCATTAATACATCGGCGAAAATCAGGAAAGAAATGCATCACAACATGCTGAACTAATTTCTTATCATATGATATATTTTCTTTTTCAAGAATATCACAAATTCTCTTGAAGAACGTTTTTGCTAATGCAGGTCTTTGTTCTTTAGGAAAATTGAAATGAATTACAGCACATCTTGATTGCAAAGGAGGAATGATTCTTTGTGCTTGATTTGCGGTCATCACGAAACAACAATTTGAAGAATACTTTTCAAAAAAGTTTCGTAAGGCATTTTGACTAAGGTCAGGAAGATGGTCGGCCTCATCAAGAATCATCATCTTTCTGCGACCATCAAACGATTTTGTAGAAGAGAAATCTGCCATCTTGGTACGGATAACATCAATGCTTCTCTCTTCTGAAGCATTGATCATCATCACTTCAAGTTTTAGTTCATTTGCAATGGCGAGAGCAGCACTGGTTTTACCTGTACCGCCAGATTGAGAATGAAATAGGAAGTTTGTCAAGTCGCCTTGCTGAATGAAACCGCTGAGAGTTTCTTTGATATCTTCAGGCAAGACAAGGTCGTTCACAGTTTCAGGTCGGTATTTTTGTGACCATAGAAATTCGAATCTCATAATATAACCTCATAATAAAAATGTTAATCAATAGGCTTTCTTCTCACTTATCTTTTTGTTTGTATTCTCAATAGTGAGTGTATGCTTTTTGACCTTATCGCCAAATTTTTTTAATTCATCTTCATCTTTTGTCTTTGAAATCAAGTCAGTATATTCCTTGATGTTATTCTCAAGACGTTTCACAGCAGACTTCTGACGAAATCTTTTTGCAGCAGAACCACCTTTCATAGGCAGACTCCTTTCATTATAACATGTTTATAAATTAAAATCAAGAAGTTTTGAAGATTACATCATACATATTGAAAACTTCTTCTGACTTTGCTCTTTCTTCAGCACTATTTCTTTTGTGGTAGATGTTAGCAAGTTTAACCAAACTTGCTTTCGGAATTTTAAATTGCTTCGACAAATCAGACAAGGCATCCTTGATGTATTCATTTTCGCCTTCGATTCTTGTTTTACAATTTGAAATTTCTCGAATCACTTTTTGAATTTGCTCACGGTCTTCTTCCAATGAAGGTAGCACACTTGCTTCAATTTCTTCTGACATTTTCACTCCATTATATTTTATTACGATTAATATTCCGCAAGATATCAATCATTGCAACAAACTGATTAATATACTTTACTGTTTCTCTTGGTAGTTTTAAATCACCAAGTTTATCAGAATTTTTTTCTCTCATTTGATCACGGATATAAGTTGGACCTACATTGTAGGCGGCAAGAACTTGTATCCAGGATGGAAATCTTGCTTTCAAAAACTTTAAATAATTTATTGCGGCATGTGTTGACTTTCGCCAATCATATCTTTCATCAATTAAGATACGAGTTTCCATACCTAAATGCTTTGCAGTCAAATCATTTATTTGCCAAAGACCTTTGGCTCCTTTTATTGAAACCGCAGTAGGTTCAAAACAACTTTCAATGATCGGCAAATATGCCAGTTCATAAGGCAATTTATTTTTATAAAGTTCTGGTATAATGTATTCAAGATAACCATCAGTCTTTGCTTTACTTACACACTTCTTTACATGATATTTAAAATATGAACTATTTGAATACATGTTAAAAGGATCACGTTCAGCACCCATTAATAAAAGTGCTGAAATACCAATTAAAATCTTAGAGTATAATTTGTGATTGCTCTGCGCTAACATCGATACCTGTAACTGCTCCTAAATAAGCACTTTCAACTTCCTTGTTTGGTTTTACCATTGCCACAATTTTACTTGTTTCAACAGTGATTACTGAATCTTTATCACCAGTATTTATCCAGGGCATTAAGGCAACACCTTGAGGTGATTGAACAAAAACAGATGGATTAGACAAACTTAGTTTGCTTTGTGATTGCCAAAACTCTACATCATCAAGACCTACTCTAGCGAGTACCTCTTCACCAGTGATCATTTTCATAGAATATACTTTCATTATATTACCTATTTGGGTTTTCAATTACGGAAAAGAAATCATAAGAACGGTTCTTTGATGTAAACTGAGCACCGCCTTTTAAATTAATCTTTACTGTATAATCATCGGGAATCATTTTTAATTTAGCAATATCAAAGATTGCTTCAAATGGTTCACTATTATTTTTTTGGTCAAGTTTTCTACTATGTTTCTCAGCACTTGGGTTTGAAAAATCATTTGAAACCATATAGATTTCTTTTTCATCTCCAACAAATGCTAGATGCTGATAGCCGTTTACATTGGTAGCTTTAATACCATATGCAAGCATATCTTCAGTCAATACAAATTCTGCATCTGGTTTACGAATGTTATAATCTTTTGTATCATCAAATTCTGCAATGATTTCAGGATCAGCAAAACGAATACCTTGCTCAGTTTTGTCAGAACGAATAATCAAATGTTCTTCATCTTTAGGAAAATATAGTTCAGCATCGCCAGTTGATTGAACAAGGCTGAACACATTGATAAAATGATTTAAATCAAAAATGCAAAACTCTCTAGGTAAATCGAGATTGAATTCGGCAATGGCAAACACATTGCCAGAATCTGCCTTTGTTCTTTGTGTTACACCTTCTTTAAAGGATATTGATTGATTGATTGAAGAGAAGTTTGAGAGTAGATGTAAATCAACTTTTGATAATTCCATAATAATCACCTCGTATATAATAATGATCAAAAAATAAAAGGGCGCAAAGGCGCCCTGTATTATAACATAATATTAAATCAATGTCAAGGCTTTTATGCAGCCTCAGCAGCAGGAGGTGGAGGTCCTACATCAATTGAAGGAACACTTTGTGTTGTTTGTGTAGACAACACATGTTCCATTGCGGCGAGTGCTTGAACAGAACCACGATAGACATAGGTGCCTACATGACTCAATTGCATCCAAGGACATGCCCAAATCTTAGTGCCAACTTTTCGAGACATTTGACAGAAGAAGTAATCTTCGGATAGTAGACGATTTGTTTCACCACCTGTTGTATCTGGTCGGTCAAAGTCACAATGAAAATAAGCAGTAATGAGTTTTGAACCATTGAAATCGGCTGAGTGATTATGATCTGGCTTATATTCATAATGTGGGAATTCTGTTTTATATCTTTCAAGTGCGGACTTTCGAATCATCATGAAACCAGTTCCAATTTCAAGAACTTCAACTGGTTTGAAGATTTCGATTTCACCACGATTAACAGGATTGAAAACAAAGTCACCACCAAAATCAGCAAGTTTATTTGGATCATCTAAGAATCCATCAATGCTTGCGGCTTTATTTACTCTTGGCCAGAGAATATGTTTTTTAGGATATAGACCACCAATGATTTCATGTTCTTCATCAGAAAGGTGAAGTAGATGCAATACGTCACGAGGATCAAAAACAACATCAGCATCAATAAAGATCATATGAGTGAAATCTGATACTTCAAAATAATGTGTTAGATAGTTTCTTGCTCTTTGAATTAAACTTTCATTCATAATAAACTTACATTGTAGTTTAATACCAAAGTAAGAACACAATGTATTTAAGTCAATTAATCTGGATGCAGTTTCAGCAATCATCTGTCCACCATAACATGGCATACAAACCATTAGACTTTTACCTTCAAAGTCTTTTGGTTCAAGTTGCTGTTTCATTCCAGTATCTTGAGGTTGCTCATCACCAACATCTTGTACTGCTGGTTGTGTTTGTTCTTCAGCCATAAAAACTCCATAAAAATTAATAATTAAAATAGTAGAGAATCATCTCAATTCTCTACTATTTAGTGAGTTTAAAACTTATTAATAAATAATTTCTTCTCTTATTTTCAAAACAACATCTGCATAAAATCCTTCTGGATTTTCAACGGCAGACCAATTTGTTCTACTCTTTCTGAAATAAGGATGATCTTCTCCGGTATGATCATAGAATCCTTCAATGATAAAGTTGAATAACATTTTAAAATATTCTTTACCATTAGCTACATCTTTAGGATCTGTTCGATCATACGTTTGTTTAATATAGGTCTTTGTCTCTTCAAGTTGCATTGCACGAAATGCATATTCTAACGCCTTGTTTGATAATTGATCCGACAACTTAGTTTTACTTTCACTTATTGAAACTTGATTAAAGTGGTCTGAAAATTCATCCCAGGCAAGTTGAATAATATCTTCAGTAGACATCATGTTATTTGGATCAATTGGTTCATGATTATCATCGAAAATAGTATCATCAATTTTCTTGTAAAGTGAGATAAATGCATCACGAACTTCATCATCAAAACGAGCAATTGCGTATAAAATTGCTTTTTCTTTATCTTTCAAAACAGAATAAATATCGAGTATATGAAACAGTCGACGAGTTGTGATCATTTCATCAATTGCCTCATCTTTATAGGACTTTCTGGTTACTTCTGCCCACTGACAAAGCTTCTCAGGAAACAAAGCATCGTCAACTGGAATTGATTTTGCTTCAATATATTTCTCAAGCATTCGTGTTTCTTTTGACTTTGACGGATAATCATGCTCAATGCACATTACAAAACGCTCAAGGAATGCAGTGTTCTGAATGTTTGTGCCAATATAACGTCCAGTATCTGAACCATTACCTTTTGTATTATCAGTTGCAATGATATTGAAGCCTTCAACAGGTATGATTCGTTCACCAGTCTTTTTAACTAAGAATGGTTTACCTTCGAGGATGCCTTGAAGAGCAAGCATTCTGGCTGGATTTCCTGCAAAGATTTCATCAAGCAATACAACACCACCAGTTTTTGCTGCTTCTACAAGAGGTGAATCTTCCCAAATTGTTTCACCGTTGATCAGATTATAGTGACCGAGAATATCCATTTCATCGGTCTCAACCGTAATATTCATACGATAGAAATTACGCTTGTTTTTTGCACAAGCCTGCTCTACCATCTTTGTTTTACCATTACCAGAATCACCAGTAATTACAACAGGCATGAACTTCTTTGATTTGACTACAGCATCAATTACACCGAAATCACCAAACGGCACAAAACATATATCACGTTCAGGTATATAACCTTTTGTTAGTTCAACCACTGATTGTGTTTTCTTAGGTTTAAATGTCACAACATTATCTTCATTTTTGGATGCAAGTTCAAGATTATATACGCCATGAGAAACTTTTTGAAGTTGTTTCAAAAGTTTTGTATTGCATGGAAATCCAAGCTTTTCTGCGGCTTCGGCAATCTCTTTACGAGTTACAGTAGTTTTGTCAATCACTTCACGAAGTTGTTCAATTCGGTTCATCATATAGGACTCCTTTGTTGGATAATAAAAGATAGAGTGGTCTGATGTATTATATCACACTTCTTCTAAATTGTCAACATATTTTTTTACTAAATCGAATTTTTCTTTCTTAACGTATTGCTGCTCTGAGACCAGTTCAACAATACGAGTAGCAAGAAACTTTCTTTTATTCTTTACTGATGCGTTTTTACTCAAAGCATTCGCTAATGATTTCGAAGTAAACTTGCCGGTTTTTTCAGATTGTTCAACTCCTACAAGATGGTCAACATCTTCAGATCTAAATAATGATTCATCATCAGGAAGATAGAAATAATTGTAAGAATTATACTTAGGATTGCCAATTGATTGAATGTTCACTACAAAAATTTTATCATAACCAGTATTCTTATCAATTGCAATAAAGCCATGTGTTCGAAAATCTTTGAGCATTTTTTCGACTTCTTCAAAAGTAAAGTCTCCATAATTTTTAGGTGCATCATACTTGAATGAATTTCTTGTATGATTGACTAGTTCAATACAAACAACGTTTGCACCAGTTTCCGCTTTTAAGATTCGAGCCCATTCTCTTGTTCTCGCACGATTATAATTTGAAATTGAAGTATCATACCCTCTTGGATAAACTCGGTATGTTGTTGACTTATGTAGACCACGAACAAATAGGTCTCGGTCATTAACATTTGGATTGCCGGTATGATTGTAACAGCCATTCTTTTCATATAGACGATGAAATCCACCGGCATCTGTTTCTGAAACAGGTCCGGTATCTGAACCACTATCATTTTTCCATGTATCATGACGGTCAAAGTACCGGTCTTCAAAAAGACTAAATTCGTCTTTTGCTGATGCAGTGTTATTTTCAGCCATCAGTTTTTCTTTTCGCAAACGATCAGTAAACGCCGGTGTTACGATTTCATGGCGGTCTACATAACTATTTGCAATTCCCTGAAGACCATCACTGTCACCATCTGTAATTACAATTAGATTCATTACATCAACATTCATTTCTTTTTGATGTTTAGGTAAAAGGTAGTTCATCATAATTAATGAATCATTTAGTGGCGTTGAACTTAGGTCAAATAGATCACTCAATTCAACTATGTTTTCTGTCTCTGCCTCATATTGTCTTTGCTTTGCATCATATTCTTCAGGACTATAAACCTTTTCAAGTCTTTCACGAATATTATTTTTATAACGTGCAAACGCCGTTTCTTTGTACGCATGTGTTGTACCAAGAAAACAATAAGCAAGATAGAACAACGTTCTTAACTGCTCATCATAATTTTGTCTTGAAGAATCGGCTAACTTTAATAATTTATATTTAATTGGCATTCTTAAATCACCAGGCTCTGTTGCGTGAGTAACTACATTGATTGGATAATCACAACAGTTTCCACCATCCGTTGTGAATGCATAAGCAACAAATGGCACTTGAATACTTCGGCAGAACATTACATTATTGATCAATTGCAGAATTGCATTTGTCATAATTCCGCTCATTGAGCCAGACCAATCAAGTAACAAAACAAAGCCATGATTTTTTTCATCTTTTATAATTGACTTATTTAAAAATACATCCGAAGTGTACTTATAATGTGCCAATTTATGTAGGTCTAAATTACCTGTCTTTGACTCTTGAGTTCTGCGATAATCTTCAGCCGCTTTCATACGATAGAATTCTCTTACCATATGTGACTGTATTGGAGCCGTTTCTTTTTTATATTCACTCATAAACAAATCATATAGACTTCTTTGATGAGGCGACATACTTTGCATATTCTTTGATAAAACCGAAATACACATTTTATTGTCGATAATAAAATCTTCAGTTTTTAAATGCTTAGGAAATGAAGCATTGACAGGATTTGAAGTATGCTTATTTTCTGACATCATTTGTTCTTGATTTCGTTCCCAATGATTGTCGGTCATTGATGATTCTTGATCTTCAAAGCTACCTGGATTTTCTTCAATTTTATTCTTTAAAAACTTTCTAAGTTCTTCTTCTTGACCATCATCAATCATTTCTTTAGCTTGTTCAATTTCCTCATCTGATAGAATGTCCGTAATGTCTGATCTGTCATCAAAATAATCTTCATATTCATCAGCAGGTTTAGCATCTGGATCATATTCACCATGTACATACCTAACATCTTTCATCAGTTCTTCGGCATGTTTGTCTTTAAGCCATTCATATAATTCAATAGCATTTTGTTGAACTTCTTCAAAGGTCTTATTTTTTGCAGCACGGTCCACCCAATACTGTTCTTCTTCTGAAAACTCACAATCGAAATAGTAGTCACCCTTGAAATGAAGATTCATACGATCAAGCAAACACATGTCTGTTGTATTTTCATCAAACACAATACCAAATAAATTACGATTTACTAACTCATAAAAGCCACGGATAAATGTTGATTTTGAGCCAGGAAATTTATCTTTCATGGCATCTTCGATTCTTTTATCTTCAAGGATGTTTAAAATATTCTTGAAGACCATTGGGTTGTCTTTAGCTTTTTCGTGAGTACCAAATTCGGGTGTGTGTAGAGCATGTGAAGATTCATGAAGCATCAACAGTTCACGGGATGCAACAGGTAACTGTAGAATCCATTTTGGAAATGTCATTCTTCGTTTTTCAATATCGAAGTATGCTGTTGGCGTATTCTTGATTTCAATTTTGATATTTTCAGCAGAGAAGAGCCTAGCTAGGCTCTCACTATAAATTTCTTGCATAGATTGTCTCCGATTGAGTTTAAAAAGAATCTCAACAGATCATATCAGAAAAAATTTAAAATGTCAAGTTTTTTTTATCTTTTAATAAGTCAATGTAAAGTCCAAGTCCTAGAGGATATTCCGGTATATGGATTTCAGGCAACTTACCGGCAAGTTGTGTCTTCTCAATACAAAAGTATTCCATATCAAGTAGATACAATTCCTTTTGTAAATGTTCGGGATATTGTTTGTAATTATCAAACTCAATTTTTTGATGCATATTATAATTTATTCGAACTTATTTTATCAATTCTTTTTGTGCGTTTATTATATCTTTGAATAACAAAATCTTTAAACATGCTTGTAGTCAATGATTTCGTATCAGCACAAAAGTTTTTAAAATCTTCTTCAGATTCAAACATGAAAACGTCAGGTCCTTTTTTCTTAAAAATCATTTTTACCTATAGCAACATGTTTTTAATTTCTCTGTAAATTTCAGATTCTGAGACCATTCTACATCTGTAGAATTTCTTTTTACTCACTGGATCAACAACAATAGTTCTTTTATCTACAACGAAGTCAGGTAATTGTGGCTTACCTTTTCCTTTTTCATTTGCGCAATAAGCAGCCCACTGTGGAGTGGATGCAATAACATCGCCAGTCCCTTTTTTACTCATTTCAATCTTCTCTTAATAAAAATTCCTCTACACTTTTTGCTTGATATATTTTAGGAAATTTACTTTCCATATAAACAAAATATAATTTACGAATAACTTCACTTAATTCATATGCCAATTCATCTCTTGTAACATTATGGCGAACCCGGGCACCACGATGTGCCCACCAGCCATATGCTTTACAAAATCTTTCATAATCTGAATCAAATAAATTTACTATTTCGGTGCATCTTTGTTCAAGAATCACCATTATTTTCGAACGAAGATGTTCGATATCTTCAATTATTCGGTTATCAATTTTATCTGAAAACTTATAATTGTATTTTTTATATAATACTTTAATATGAGTATCAACAATATTTTTTAATGGCTTTAAAATATTTTTCTCAATATTAAGTGAATGTGTCTCATCATTATATAGTTGTTTTACTGCACGAATATCAGCAAGTGATGGACCTGTAACTCCCATTAATCCCCGTCTTGCATGTCATCATATAATTCATCAAGTTCTTCTTCCGTAAGATTTTCAAAATCAATATTATTTAAGTTTTTTGAACCTTTCTTTCGGTTACCTTTGATCTTGCCACGGTTCATTTCTGCTACAAACTTTTTATAACTTTTCTTCTGATCTTGTTTTCTACGATATTCACGGTCACGCATAGATTAACATCTCCTAATTGAGTAAAACAAATGAGACATCAATTGATGTCTCATGATTAATTACCATTGTGTACCATAAGATACATCATAAGGTCCATTAACAATTTGGACTGTTGCACCTAAATCAATAGTAGTACCTTGGCGGTCTGCTGCAGTTACGCCAGTTGAAGATACAATTATAACATTACTTACTTCGAATGCCTTAATTGCATCAACTCCATCTGTTACGCCTGTATACTCAATCATGAATGGAACTCTTGCAACATCCAAAGTTGAGCCAGCAGCAACATTTACATCATAATCTACAGTGTTTGAATTTGCATCTGTGGGATGCACATTTACGCCGCCATCATTTGTTCCCTGGGGTACATTATTAAATGTTGCTCGAAACTTTGCTGTTCCACCACCAGCTGAGGCAAATACAATATTTTCTGAGAACACTACATTAACCACATAACGTTGTTTTGTACGTCTTGCAATTTGCGCACCAGTAAATTGTACTGCTTGAGTTATTGCTGTGAAACCAGAACCTCCTAAACCTTGACCAATATTATTGACTACATCATTGAACAAAGCTTGTTGTGGTGCAGACATATTATCAACATCGAGAAGTGCAGTTAAACCAGGAATCGCCTGTAGTAGTTCAGTTGATTTCCTACCTACCATAGTCTGCCCTGGTGGTATTAATTCCCATCCTCTTTCTGTCGCAATGCATCGTCCAGCTTCTTCAGTTGTTAAATAGTGAGGCTTTGACAATGAATGTGTAATCTTTTGTTGTGATGGACCACTACGAGCAGCCCAATTTCCACCAATATGTGAAAAATGTTTTTCTAAGACTTGAGTTAAATCAACAGCCATTTTTTATATCCTTTATTGTATGTTGTACCGCTTCTTTCTTTTAGAAAGTTTTTTTCTTGCCATCTTCAAAGAAAGTCTTCCTACATGAGAAGTGAACACTACACCATTCAAATGATCTAATTCATGCAAAAATCCTCTAGCATAATAATCATATAGTTCCATAGTATTTAGCTTTTTTAATCTATCTTGGTACTCAATTCGTACACCTCTTGGTCGTTTAACATTTAAAAATAACCCGGGAAAGCTTAGGCATCCTTCTTCCATACGAATTTGAGTATCATCAATTACTTCAATTAGTTTAGGATTAAACATTGTTGTAATTGTGCCTTCATCTGTATGAATAGCAAAAACACGATACGGAAAGGATAGCTGAACACCGGAAATTCCAAATGCCTTTGCTTCACGAATATACTGTTGCATGAATTCATCAATCTCATATGGAGAAGATGGACTATTCATGTAATCATATTCTTTTGAAACCTGAGATAGATATTCTTTAGAATCTTCAGTTACTAATGTAAACTTAAACATTTTCTTTCTTCCTTAATAATTTACTATACATTAAATTTTTATTATCATAAAGTTTCCAATACAATGAATTCTTTTTATCAAGATCAACTTTACCATTCATTGCATTAAACATATCATTTAGAAATGAAAACATAAACTTTGAATGTTTGACAATATCTTGTTCATATTGTGATGAATGATTATTGCAGAATATAATTGGATTACAATCAAAAACTTTACGATTCCCACGCCACTCTAAAGTGCCTTGTTCATGAACATGAAACAAACCACGATTTCGATATTCATATTTACTGTACAACGATTTGGCATTTTTATAAAAATTATATTCATCAATCATATAATCAACTGATGACCATGCCGTATTTGTCATGTCTTGATTCTGAAACTTTAAATACTTTTCATATAATTTACTTTCGACAATATATGCCAACAACATTACTGAATATATTTTTGCTTCATTTGTTCGCATATTTAAAAACTTAGGTTTAAAATGCACATGAAGTGAACATGTTGAATTTGTAATGATACCTGACTTATACAAATTAACTAATAATTTACGAAACTTTAATTGATTCTCTGGTGTGTATGAGAAATAGCCAGTATCAATTTCAAATGGAACAATCTGTTCACGATCATATCTTACACTGCCATCTGAATTGCAGATTTCAAATTCAGACAGGTCATCAATATCTGGATCAATTGCGATTGAGCAATCACCAGTGATTGCATAAGACCATTCATTTGTTTCAGTTTTGTTACCTTTGAGTATATTTTTGATTGCATTGTAATTTGATTCGAAAGCAATTGCCTCAATTTCCATTCCTACAGTCAGTTCAGAATGCAGCAACATAATATTCTCAGATTAAAGTTTCTTGAATACTTGAAAAACCAATATGTCGAGTAACATGTAAATTACGTTGAAACTTTTCAACGAGACCTTCTGTACGATGAGAAATCACAAATACATTTGTATCCTTTAAATCATGTAGTGTTGAAACAATTTCATGCTGAAGACTTGAGTCAGCAGCACCATCCATTACTTCATCTAAAATCAATAGATTAGTTTTCATCTTTGCACGTTTAATTGCAAGTGTTCTCCATGATAGCATCATTGACAAATCAACACGAAGCTTTTCGCCTTCACTCAAAGAATAATATGAAAAACTATGTCCTGAAAAATTTGTAATCTTTTCATTGAATGAACTATCAAGCTCAAAGTTTAATTTAAGACCAAACTTTTTAAGATAGAATTCCATATTTTTATTTAAAAGATTTAAGTATTTATTCATAATGAGTGATTTAATACCTGAATCTTTTAACAAAAAAGAACAATCTTTTTGAATTTCTGCATCAGTATGCAATGCATCTAATTGTTCTTGATATTCTTGAATTTGATCTTTAAGTTGTTGTATCTCCTGTTCTGTTCGGTGAATCTTTTCATTATCTAATGTCTGTGGTTTCTGTAGATAATGATACTTATCAGTTGATGCACCATGTTCAATCTTCAACTTTTCAATGTCAGATAACAGGCCACCTCGTTGCTGTATCTTATATTGTACAAGACTATTGTGATGATCAACTTGATGCTTCTCAGTTTGAAGTTCGCTGATTTTATCAACTAGTTGTTCAACACCTTCTTTCTTTTCAAGCATTGCATTTTTCAGAGAATTGATTTTATCTTCACGAAATGTTTCTTCAATCTCTTGCTCACAAGTTGGACATTTATAATTATCAATAAAGAAATCATATGTTTTCTTCTGTGAGTTTACAGAGTACATAATTTTTTCTTTTACCTTTTCATACTTTCGAATCTTAACTAGCAAATCATCTTCTTCAATAAATGAACCAATATCAAGATTATCAAGTTCATCTCGTTTTGCTTCTTGTTGGTCAACAATATCTTTTATTTTTTTAAGTAATGCATCAACTTCTTCCTTATCAACTGATGAAACATTTATATTTTTTAATGATTCAAGATAATCTTCTTTTTGTTGAAGCAACTCTGACTTTAAATATAGCTGATTATCAATTGATTGAATTTCTGATTTCGTTTCTGAAATATCATTACGCAATAAATCATTCATTTGTGTGAACACATGAAGATTCAAAATATCATCGACAACTTGTCGACGATCATTTGGCTTCATCTTCATGAAAGGAATATAATTTGCAGAACCTAAAACTACAATCTGCTGAAATGTTTGATATGTAAAATTAAGAATTGTTTTCTCAAATTCATCTTGCTGATCTTTTGATGATGATTGAATATCAAATTGTTCACCGTCACGATAGATTTCGAAAACATTCGGCTTAATACCACGAACAATTCGATAATGAGTTTTGTTTTTAGTAAACGTTAATTCAACTAAACAATTCTTTTTATTGTAAACATTAATCAATTGAGGTTTGTTGATGTTACGAAAAGGCCTGCCAAACAAGGCAAAGGTAATCGTATCAAGAATTGATGAGGACTTTCCTGAAAAGTTTGCACCTGTCACCAATGTTGTTTTAAAATCCTTCAAGTTGACTTCAGTTGGCGTGTCACCAAAAGAAAGAAAGTTCTTGAAAGAGATTTTTTCAAATTCAATGATCATATAGAATGTCCTTATGCAGAGAAAGTTGTGTTGTACTGATTCGATACTTTAACAAATGTGGCGCATTTTGTCAAGTCTTTTAATTGATCTGCACCAACATATGTGCAGGCACTTCTGAGACCACCAAGAATTTCTTGAACAGTATTAGCAACTTCACCACGATAAGGCACCCGCACCTCACGACCTTCAGCGGCCCGATAGTCTTTCAGACCACCGAAGTGAATGTCATTTGCCTTCTTGCTGCTCATGCCGTAGAACTCGACAAACTTCTTTGTCTCACGAACTAATTCATACTGAGGATAATCTTCAGAGGTGTATTCAATTTCGTTTGTGACATAATGTTTTTCAATGATTTGACCACCACCTTCAACATGACCAGCTAACATACCACCAAGCATCACGAAATCTGCACCACCAGCAAATGCCTTGACAACATCACCAGGACATGTACAACCACCATCAGCAATGATCAATCCACCAAGACCATGTGCAGCATCAGCACATTCAATTACGGCACTTAATTGAGGATATCCAACTCCAGTTTGAATGCGAGTGGTACATGCACTTCCCGGTCCAATTCCAACTTTAACAATATCAACACCATTCAGAATCAATTGTTCTGTCATTTCACCAGTTACAACATTACCTGCAATGATGAACAAAGGATTGTGTCTTCGAAATGTATCATTTGCCTTTGCATCATATATTCCTTGTGAATCAACTTCACGAATTTTTTTAATAAAGTCAACAAATCTTTCACTATAACCATTGGCAACATCAATACAAACGAATTTTAAATTTTGACATATACTATAAACATCACAGAACTTACGAAAATCATAATCTGTGATTCCAATACTCATTGCCGTGTGTTGACAATTTAGTTTATTTGAAAAAAATTCAATAAGTTGTGTTGTGTCGTATGTTTTTTTAAGACATGTAAACATTTTCTGTTTGGCTAATTCGGTCGCCATTTCAATTGTACCAACACCATCCATATTTGCAGCCATGATTGGTAGACCAGACCAGTTAACTTTACGAAAATCTCTTTTAAGAGAAACTTCTTTGCGAGAACCAAGAGTCGATCTTTTAGGCCGCAACAAGACATCACTGTAATCCAGTTTCAATTCATTATCAATTCTCATAATATTCCTTATTAATTATACTTTTTTTGAATTAGAAAGTATTCTGTAAGTAATTTGCTAAGATATACTTCAGGTTGTATTTTCTTCCATGAACATATTGTATTAAGTGTATGATAGAACTCTTCTTCTAATTCAAAAGAAATTGAATCATTTTCTGAATTATATTGCATACTTATAATTCCCATGCCTTCAGCAAAGTTTTGAATTTTCTTTTCTACAGTACGATTTAATTTTGCAATTGGTACTTGTATTTCTTTTTTCTTTTTAGGCTTTAGTGCTTCAACTGGAGCACCTGCCTTTCTTTTCATAGGTGCGTTAGCAGTACCAGCAATTGGACCAAGTTTACCTGTTGCTTCTGGATCAGATTGACCTTTTAATTGTTCAAGTATCGAATCATCAACTTCTTCAACTTGTTTTCTAGGTGCAATTTTCTTTTTTCTCATACGTTTTCCAATTCTGCTTCTTTAAGTAATTGCATAATTTTCAATTCAATTTTATCACCATAAGTTATATTATTTTCAGCCGTGTATTTTTTTACAGCATTTTTACAAAGATCATATATGTGTTCTTCTTCAAGATTGAAATCTTCTCCTTCGGAATCATAACTTTTATCATCTTCAACAATAGTAATATCTAAAGGACTTGCATCAGACAATTGTTTAATAAACTTTTCAAATTTTGAAGCACTTGATTTCTCACGAACAATTACTTTAACATAAGTATTCTTGATGTGTTCTTTGTCAAGTTTAATTACACGGTCTGAATATTCAATTCTCTGAAACATTGTATAAGGATTTTCAATGAATATAAGTTCCGATGTTTCAAGGTCTAACATGTGAAAGCCTCTTTGATCGCCAAAGTCATTCCAGGTAATGTGATATGGATTTCCCAAGTACATTATATTACCCTTCTTACTTCGATGATGAAAGTGTCCTGAATATACATTTTCAATTCGTGAAAATAATGTTGAATTAAATTCACCATCAGAATGTGCATATCCACTATACATTTCAAAGCCATTAATTTCTAAATGACCAAAACAATATTTTTCTTTATTGCGTAACAGTTTAAATGTATCTGCTTTATTTTCATCATTGATCCATGGAATCAATAGAACTTCATGACCATTTACTTTTGTTTTTGTAGGCTCACGATATACAACTACATTTTCATAATCACTCAGTAAAAGATCAAGTGTATTTACATTATTGGTATTTTTATAATATGCCGTATGATTTCCAACAATACTATGAATTTTGATATTCTTATTCAATAGTTTATCATAATATCTTTCTTTTACTTGATTTAAAATATAGAAGTCAACAGATTTTCGGCGGTCAAATGTATCTCCTAGATCAATGATCTCTTCAACACCATATTCTTCAAGTGCGGGAAAGAATATGTTATCATAGAACTTCATGAAATAGTCAAGAAAAATTTGAGAATTGCTTCGAGCGCCAAAATGCTGGTCTGTTACCAGTGCAATCCATTTTGGCATATCATTCCCTTTCTAAACTTAGAATCTGTTGTTTCTCTTCTTTTTTCTTGCGTTGTCTTTTTCTTTTCTTTTCCATTTTGCTTTCATATTCATTTACATAATTTCGTGTATGAATCAACCAATCATCACTCATAATTTTACCATCGTAAGTATCATCATGTTCTTCTTGAAAAGAAGAATCCATTAAGCCATCCATATTGTGTAATGATCTTAATTTGAAATAAACTTCTCTCTTTTCTTTTTCAATTCTGCGAACAAATGCCCAGGTAGCTACTTGTGTGAAATATGAAAATGGTTCTTTTGACTTACGAGGATCAAATGATGATATGTAGAGAATACAATTTTCAATTGCATCACCGATCATATCTTCAGCATGAGTCTGACTGAATTCAATAAATCCTTTTTTGCGAATTAGATTCTGGCAGATTTTTAAAATGCACTCACCAATATAATCATCAATTGGTATACGATGTAGCATATCTTTAATTCTTTGATTTACTACACTCTTTCGATTATCGTTTGCTTGTGTTTCGCTTACAAGTTGATAATATCTTTGTTGTCTTTTCTTCACTTCAAGAACAGTATTATATCGATGAAGTAAATGCTCATAAAATTTTTGTTTATCAACGAAATTTGCTTTAGCCATAATTCATACCTCTTAGTAGTTTGTTTGAGAATAAAACGTCCTCGGTATTATTATATCATAGTCCAAAGTCAATGTCAAGCAGATTTTAATAAATGTTCATAATACTTTATGTCAAAATCTTCTTCAATATAATACTTGTATCTTTCTTCAAAGTGGGAATAAACATAATTTTTTTTGTTTCGATATATACGATCAGCAATGTCATATACAGTGGCGACCTCTTTTGAATCATGTTTTCGCAGAATTCTACCAACAGATTGAAGGACACGAATTTTCGATTTTGTTGGTGAGGCGAATATTACATTGTGAAGTGCTGGGATATTAACACCGGTTGAGAAGACACCACTACTTGCCAGAATGATATTGTCTGCATGGTTATCTCGAACGTGTTGTCTTATATTCTCCCGAAGTTCCGCTTTGGTGTCACCGGACATGAAGAAAATGTTTTTATTTTTAATAACTTTCTCAACTTGATCATAAAGGACCATTCCGTGATTCTCGACATAATTGAACAGAATCAGAGTGTTACCTTTCAGTGTCTTTGCCAAGTTGATAATAAAATCATTTCTTTCCTGGTGACTGATAAGATAGTCGATCTCCTCCTTGTAATTCATCTTGGGTGGGGAATCTTTATGATCTAAGATGATACATTTCACCTTCAAATCACTGAGCATCTTATTGTCGATAAGTTCACTAGTTGAAATAATCTTCTTTGGTTCACCAATGGTACTGATGAGTAACATCTCATGTACCTTCTCACCTGTCAGTGTACCAGTCAATCCCACACGAAAGTCCGCATTCTCACAGTAGTTGAGAATCTTTTGTAATGTCTGACCAGTTGCTAGGTGAGTTTCATCAATGACTACAGTGTCAAATTGCTTGAACCAATCCTTCTCAAGATTCTGTAAACTTTGCCAAGTTGACAACATGATCGGAGATTGCACTTCTTTGGTCTTACCAGCATATACTTCTTGTACATCAAGAGGCGCAAAGTTTGGTGAATAGTCAATGAAGTCCTGTTTCATCTGACTTACAAGATTCACAGTAGGTACGATCATTAAAACATTTCTTTCTAATTGTTCGAACAATCGCATCAGTAGATAGATGATTGCTGATTTACCACTTCCAGTTGGAGAAACTAAAATAGACCTTTGTTTCTGAACTGCATGAACAAAAGCCTGTGCTTGATAGTCACGAACTTCAAATGGCATTTCAAGTGCCTCAATCAAATCATGT